AATATAAACATATTTTTTTAACAATTTTGTTGAAAAAGTGTACATTTCGACATTTAATTTCGTCTTTCAACAAAACAGTTAAACTTTTCTCGTCATAATATCCTCTTATCTTAAAATTCTCTCCAAAGAAAATCCTCTATTTTTTATATGCGGCAATTCTTACTTCAAAGATCTTTATATCCAGCTTCATCCGCAACAAACTCCTCTTCTTATTCCGATTCATATGAAAGACATCTAGTATAGTTATTATCAATATCTTTTATTAAAATTTTCTCCTTGCCGCCACATATTTTTCCAGAAATAAAATATTTACATAATTCCCCGATTCTTTCTCTTTTGTTTCGCTCTATATTTATATGATTACGCAACCAAGATTACCATACACATCTATAGTCCCATCTGTATTTTCAACCGTTACCATAAATACCCTCACCTACACCTAAAATCTTGCTATAGTCTCGTCTTTTTTTAAAATACCATACTCCGCGTTTTTTCCCTTCCCTCTTTTAATCAACTTAATCCCAATCCGCTCATAGCTATTACACACTTCCCGCCAGTGACGTAATATTCTATTCTCACTTATACCCAATTCCGCACTTAATTCTTCTCTTGTCAATCCCGTGTCCTCTTTTCTCTTGTTTATATTAAATATTATAACATATTTTTTATACTTTTTCAATATTTAACTACTTGCCGATAATTTCTCATTGATTTTTTTATAAAATTATAATATAATATATATATTAAAAGAAAAAAGTTATATAGTTAATAACAATTAACTAAGAATTAATACTGTAATTCTCTATTGAAATGAAATAAAATAAAATATGAAGAGGTATATAATATATGACTGAAAAAGAAATGCTTAGCTTATGTAATTATATCGCAAAAGAAAGAAATAAAACAATTTACTGTCCAATCGTAATTAATCCTAATTTAGTTACTATGTTAGGTCGAGTTGTATTTGAACATACAAATGATCGTACTATGAACATTGAATCTATTGAATTTTCTGAAAAATTATTAAAATTTGGAACAAAAGAAGCAATTATTACTACGACAATGCATGAATTGGCTCATGCTTTTGTAATATGGGATACTGGAAAACCTCATGGTCATGATATGTATTGGAAAGCAGAGATGCGAAGAATGGGAATTAAAAATCCTAAACGATTCGCGGAAAGACAGATATGGAAACCTCATCGTGATCTGTATAAGTATGAAATCTATTGCAAAAAATGCGGTAAACTAGTAGCTCGTGGAGATGTTTCTTCCTCTTTAACAAGAGGAGAAAGTGCTTTGGCTTCTGGTTGTTGTAACGCTCCTCTGAGAATCGTGCAAAATTGGAATTGATTTTTTTAAAAAAATATACTATAATATAAATAAAAGAAAGGAATACTTTATGAGAGCAATAAATACTGGAAATAACTTTAAAATTTATGATGACAGTATGCAAATTTATACGCAACTCCCGCCGCAATCGTATCAAGTTTGTTTTAATCCCAATTCTGGTTTTTCTTTAGAAAAATATGCAGAAATTAAAGTAAATGAAAAAATTTATGGTGTCCATTTATCAAAAGTACAGAAAGTACTAAGGTCTTACGCTAAGTTTGACCGCAACTTAGGAGTTATATTAAGCGGGGATAAAGGGATTGGTAAATCTCTATTCTCAAAACTTCTTGCTATTGAAGGTATTAAAAAAGGTTATCCAATTATTATTGTCAATAACTATATACCTGGTATAGCAAGTTATCTTAACTCTATTAATCAAGAAGTGATAATTCTTTTTGATGAATTTGATAAGACTTTTTCCAGAAGTGGAAATGAAAAAGCTCAAACAGAATTGCTAAGTTTGTTTGATGGAATAGCCATGGGTAAAAAACTTTTTGTTATTACTTGTAATATTTTAACAGGATTAAATAATTATTTAGTTAATAGACCAGGGCGTTTTCATTATCACTTCCGCTTTGAATATCCGACCCCAGAGGAAATTCGTGAGTATATGGAAGATCATCTCTTAAAATCTCAATATAAAGAAATTGATAAAATAATTAGTTTTTCAGAAAAAATATATTTGAATTATGATTGTTTAAGAGCCATTGCTTTTGAATTACAAAACGAAGAAACTTTTGAAGAGGCTATTAAAGATTTGAATATTTTGCATCTTACTGGTGATAATTATAATTTAACTATTCATTTTTCGAATGGAGCTATTGCGGAATGTCCCCATTGTTTAGTAGATATGTTTGATAATAAGAGCAGAATCTATGAATTTGAAGATAGCGTTTTTAAGTTTGACGTACTAATGTGTACTTTCAACCCAAAAGATGCTATTTACAATAAAGAACATGGCTGTATTATTCCAGGTAAATCTTTACAGTGTGTTATTAATGAAAGCTTAAATGATTCAGAAGTTAAACAAAGCTTAGAGCTTTACAATAAATATATTTCTGCAAAACCAGAATATATGCTGATTAAAAAAATTCCTAGTGAAAGAATTCATTATGCACTTTAATTTAATTTTATTTTATATTATAATTAAGCAGTATAAAATACTGCTTAATTATAATAATTTTTTTTATCTTAATAAAAGAAATATACTTTATTATTTTTAAAATTTATGATATAATAAACATATCAAAAGAAAGAGGTAATGCATATGACAAACACAAAACTGATCGAAGCTACAATGAAAAAAATTGAAACTTTTTTTAAATTAGAGGGTTTCCCGCTAACTTTAGATTTAAAAGCAAATTTTAAAGCAAAAGCAGAAAACTGGTATAATTACACTGAGATTACTGACGCTGAAACACTGGCGGCAGTTACACTTTCAGGAGATTTTAAGCCGGGTATTACAATAAAAGAGATTGAACAAATTAAAGAATTTTTCTTTCCACATACTCCGCCAGAATATATCCTTTATGACGGAGATATGATGATGGAGGAAATAAAATAAAATGAGAAGGAGAAAATTAAAATGTTTTTCTTTTTAATGGAGATTGCTTACATATTGGGAACAATTATGTTGTACCTTGGAGGGATTTATTGTCTTGGACTTATTATAAGTTGTGCTTTTGGTTTATCGCTTTGGGTAGCATCAGTTATATCTATAATAATAGTTAGCTTCATAGTAGGTCTTTTCATGGCTTATGAAATGAAGCACGCTTTAGAAGTAGATGATAGCTATGGAAAAGCAATAGATGAAGATGAAGATGATTTCTTTTAATTAAAAGAATAAAATAATAGAGCATAAAGTTATATAAATAGTTGTTTATATTTATATAACTTTATTTTTTTTAAAAATTATGATATAATTATTATATCAAAAGAAAGAAAGAGGTAATGTATATGATGAATACAAATTTAATTGAAATCGCGGTAAAAATGGTTACAGATTATTTTGAGACAGAAGGTATTATAGAATCTACAGCAACTATAAAAACAAGAGCGGAAAGGTGGTATAATCACACTGAAATTACAGATGCTCAGACATTGGCGGCTGTTGTTATGTCTGGCGATTTTGAACCAGGCATTACAATAAAAGAGATTCAGCAAATTGAAGAGTTCTTTTATCCATCTATTCCACCTGAATATACTGAAATTCATATCGCGGAAATCGAAGAAGCTGAGAAAGATAATCTTTGGTGGTAAGGAGGGTAAAATGTTTTTCTTTTTAGTGGGATTTGCCTGTATTTTAGGAATGATTATGTTGTACAGAATGATTGTGTTGTACATGGAAGGAGTTTATTGGTTTGGATTTGTTATAAGCCATCTTTTTAATTTACCGCTTTGGATAGGTTCAGCTCTATCTATGGCAATATCTAGCCTTATAATTGGTCTTTTTATGGTATATGAAATGAAGCATGCCTTACAAGTAGATGATAATTATGAAAAAACTGCGGATGAAGATGATTTATTTTAAATAAAAGAATAATGCAATAAGAATTAGAGTTGTATAAATAGTTATATTTATACAACTTTATTTTTTTAAAAAAATATTATATAATATAACTATAAAGAAAAAGAAAGAAAAGAGGAATTTGTTATGACAAAAGCAGAATGGTTAGAAAAAAATGGATTTTCCGCGGATGGACTCACCTATTGTATCTTTGGGGATGATACCTATAGTATTAAAGAAAAATTAAAACAATTAGGATGTAGATTTTCTCCTCTTTTAAAGTGGCATAGTCCAGAACCATTAGACTTACCCGCGGGATATGGAATGATTAGTTTCACTTTTGATGATATTTTAGAGTGGAGTGAGAAATTTCAAAATGCTTTTTTCTTAGAAACTGCAAAAGAAAAAATCAATAAAGCATTTAAACACGCGGAAGGACCTAGCTTATCAGAATATGTAGGTCAGATTGGTGAGCGTTTATATGATCAAACCGCGATCTATAAGTCAACAAAAGGGTTTGAATCTAGGTATGGTTGGACTAACATTCATACTTTTGAAATTGGACATGACATCTTAGTTTGGTTCACTAAGAAAGAGTTGTCTCTTGAAAAAGGCTGTCCAATTTTATTAACAGGTACTATTAAAAAGCACGAAGAATTTAGAGATGTAAAAACAACTCAGATAACTCGATGTGTCATTAAAGAGATTGGAGAGTAGTATGTTAATTACGGCATTTCCTTATATATGCTTACCCATTGTTATTATAACTTATATTATAATAGCAATGCTATTTAAAATATTTGACCTTAAAAAAAGAAATCAAATTTTACAAGAAGAATATGAAAAAGCTATATTACGAGAAAAACAACTGCTACTGTTAACAATAAAACTAAAAAGGGGTTTTATTTCTAACTATTCTGTTAATTCCAACAAAACTATTAATCCTGACAAAGATTTAGAAGATGCAGTTAAACTAGCTATGAAAGTTTCGCACCCAGATAATGGAGGTAATCCCGCGAATTTTATAAGATTCCAAGAATTATATATTAGAATTAAGAATAAAAGAAGAGAATAATTCTCTTCTTTTATTTTTTTAAAAAAATATGATATAATAAATATATAAAGAAAAGAAAAGGGATTTAATAAATGGATAAAAAATTAGCAGAATCAGTACTTTCTATTTTTAAAGACTGTATTTTTGATGGAGAATTAACAGAATATAGCTTTGAAGAGAAAATTCTAAAATACCTTCCAGAAGATCTTAATTATGATTATCATTATGGAGCCACAAAAATTGTTTTTATCTTGCCTGATAAAAATTTTGTAATTAAGATTCCTTTTTCAGGACGTTACAAAGATAAAATGATTGAAATAAACACTAAGAAAGGGGTAAAAAGGAAACGGATTAGCAGTTATTCTAAATTTACAGGAGCACAGTCGCCAATGAGTGTAGAAGGCGACGAATGGAACTATTGTCAAGTTGAATGTGACATTTATGCTTTGGCAGAAGAAGAGGCAGTAGAAGATTTTTTTGCAAAAACTGAATGTATTGGTTTTATTCACGACTACCCTATTTATGTGCAAGAAATTGCGAAAATTTATGAGGATATATTCTATTCTTGCGAAACTGAAAAAACAGAATATAGAAAAAAATATACTGAAGAAGACTATGAAAAAATTGATTCTCTTTGTTATAATCACAACTATGATTATTTTAATAAGTATTGGTTATGTGATGCTTTTAAATATTATGGAGAAATAAAAGGAGAAGAATTTTTACAGTTTATTAAAAATGCCTGTGTAGGGGACTTGCATAAGGCTAATATTGGGTATATAGGAGATAGACCTGTTATAATTGATTACTCTGGTTTTAATGATTAATGATCATTGATATGAATAAAAGGAGGGTAAATTATGGATTTATTTCAGATTATTCTTTTAGTAGGGATTGTTGGCGGCTTTGAGCTTTTTTATATTATAAAAAATTATACAACAAGAGATTTATCTGATATAAAAAAATACTTAAATAAATTTTTGTCATTTTCTATTCTATTAATGATTGTATTTATTGTTTATAGTATTATAATGTATCTTTAGGAGGAAAAAATATGCGAGATAGAGAAATAGTTTGTGAGTACTATACATATGCAGGTGGACCTTGCTCTAAAAGAAAAACAAAAGTATGGTTTAGAAAAACATGTCAAAAATGCAAACAGTATAGGGCATTAAAAGGCGGAAAACCAGCTCGTCTTAATTTAAAAAAAGAGAAAAAAGAGAAATTTGAAAAAAATAGGAGGAATTGGCTATAATGATTACTTCTTTTAATGGAGAATACAGTTTTTTATCAAATTTTTATGCATGTCAAATAGAATATCATGGTGTAAAGTATCCAACTTCAGAACACGCATTTCAAGCGGCAAAAACGCATAATATAATGCAAAAAGAAGCGATTAAAAAAGCTGATACACCAGGTAAAGCAAAACGATTAGGAAGAAAGGTAGAAATAAGAAGTGATTGGGAAGAAGTAAAAGATCAGATTATGTATGAAATTATCTTAAACAAATTTAAAAATAAAGAAATGAAGGCTAAATTATTAGCGACCAATAATGAGCAATTAGTGGAGGGAAACTATTGGCATGACAATTATTGGGGTTCTTGTGTATGTTTAAAATGTTGGCAAAAGCCGAAAGAAAATAAACTTGGTAAAATTTTAATGAGAGTTAGAGAAGAATTAAAAGAAGGTAGTGAATAAATGGCGTCATCTCATTAGACTCTTGGAGAGAGCTTTACCTTAAATATAGTCGATTATGTGGGTATGAAGAAACAAAAGAATTAGATTTAAGACAGGCAGAAGTTTACATTAAAACTATACCTGTCTTAGAATCAATAATTAAAAGGTGAGCTGTCTTTAAAGCTCGCTTTATTTTTTTAAAAAAATATGATATAATAAATATATCAAAAAAAAGAAAAGAGGTAGAGAATAATGAGAGTTTATATTTATGCTATGGAAAATACTTATTGTGGATTACATGGTATGTATAATGTTGCTGTAGAGGAAGTAGATGATAAAAGAGCTGTAGAACAAGCAAATGAAATTGGCAAAGAAATGTCCAATGATGTTATGGTATCTTATGATTCTCATTTTCAGGATCTTGTTGAAGATGAAGATGCGTGGGAAGAAAACCTTTGCTGGGGTTGTTATAAAATTCGGGATGACGTAATTTTAACAACAGAAGAATTAGATATTGAAGCTTGTGATTATGGAGATTGTTTTTCTGAATTTATTGAAAAGTATTGTGAACCAGAAGGACTTTAAGGAGGAATTTTATGAATCTAGCATATGGACTTTTTATGGCGGAAGCAGAAGGTTTTTTAAAAGAATCAACCGCAATAGATAAAGTAATTGAAGACTTAATTGGAATTAAACAGTTAGGTTTAAATCCAGGAAACTATCTGGAAGAAACTTTATCCAGTCATGGTTTAAGATCATATGATTTATCTTTGGAAGAAATTTATTGTATAAAAAGTAAAGTTGGCTTTTAAAATATTGAAAAGAAAGTTGAAAAGTTTAAAAAATTTTGGTATAATATATACATAAAGAAGAGATGAAAAGGAGAAAAGAGTATGACAGAAAAAATTACAAAAAAGGGCTACTTTGAAATGATTGAAGAGATCGTAAGAGCAAGCGATGATTCTCGTGTAGAAGATATCCTTAACTTCATTGAACACGAAAAAGAGCTGCTGGAAGCAAAAAGAGTTAAAGCTCAGGCAAAAGCAGAAAAAACTAGAAATGAGGGCGATGAACTGAGAAAAGCGGTTCAGAGCTGTCTGACTGATGAATTTCAGATTATTTCTGATATTTTCGCACAGATTGAGGGCGAAGATGTTACTCAGCCGAAAGTTACTGCTCGTCTGAACCAGCTGGTTAAAGCAGGTATTGCTGAAAAAGAGCAGGTTAAAACTGAAGATGGCAGGCGTATGGCTTATAGACTGGTTGATCAGGCTTGATAGCTGGTTTATAATAAATATATTGGGTAAGAGGGACTCTGTCCCTCTTATTTGAGTGAGGAGAAAATATGAAATTTTGTGTAGATTATTCTAAAGATTTTCCTTATTTAAAAGAGGTTGATGAATTAAATATCTCTTTTAATAAGCGAGATTTATCTTTATTAGACTTTTTATTATTACATAAGGATAAAAGGATAAATATAGAAATTAAAGATACCCAAGAATTTATATATGATGATAGTATAAATCTGTTTAAAGCTTACTTAGAAAAGTATCCAGACTTAAATTTTTATTTAAAATTACCGGTTTCCGCGAATTTTGGGCAGTTTTATTCTATTGTTAAAGATTCTAACCTTAAGTTTTATTATGATAAGTATATAAATTCATGGGATGTACTTTATTCTTTTGTCAATATGGGTGTGTCAGATGTATATATAACAGAAGAATTAGGCTTTGAATTAGATAAAGTTAGTTCCTTTTGTCACTCTAAAGGAGTAAAAGTAAGAGCTTTTCCTAATGTATGTCAAAATGGTTGGATTGGCGTTCCAGATATAAAAGGATTCTTTATTAGACCCGAAGATGTATCTTTATATGAACCATATATTGACACTCTTGAATTTTACAAAAGCAAAAAATCTTTAGGGACTTTATATCGAGTGTATGCAAAAGAGAAGAAATGGTTTGGACAATTAAAAGAATTAATTCTTAGCTTTAATGAAGATCTTGATAGCAGGTGTATTTTGCCTATTTTTTCAGAAAAGAGAATTAGTTGCGGAAAGAAATGTCTTAAAGGTGAAAGCTGTAAGATATGTAATAATATAAAAAAATTATCTGATGTACTAGAACGAGAAAAAATTATAATTAAGCCTTTGGAAGATAATTGATTTTTAATAAATTTTATTATATAATATATACATAAAGAATAAAGGAGAAAAGAAATATGGCAAGAGGAGCGGCAGCTAAGGAAGAAATTATTAATCGGCTTTTAAATACATTTGAAGGTTCTTTTAAATTCGATAAAGAAATTCGTATTCCTATGATGGAGAATGGCGAGGAAGTTCAGATTAAAGTAACATTAACCTGTGCAAAAGTCAATGTAGATCGCGGAAGTGATGCGGCTTTGCCGGGAGTATCGCAGACAAAAGATAAGTTAACCGTAGGCTCTATTTCAAATGCAACAGATTCATCTTTAATTGAGCCTACAGCAGAAGAGAAAGCTAACGTAAAAGCTTTAATGGAGAGATTAGGACTTTAAATAAATAAGAAGAAAGAGGTATCATTATGAGTCATGTGTATAAAGTAAGTGAATGGCAAGGTTCATCTGGAAAATGGTATTGTAATGATACCTCTGATTTAGCGGGAATAGCTGGTAAATGGTGGATTCCCGCGAGGTTATTAAAAATGTCTTTGGAAGAGTATATTTTCCTTTTAATGGACTCATTTCATGCTACTATTGAAAGTTATAATGATAAAACTGACGTATTGATTTTCTATTGGGAAAAATATGCAGATTGTCATAAATACTTACTATGGATAAATTCTATGTCAAGAAAGATTAACTTTATTGTTTGAATTTTATAAAATATTATATCATAATAATGTTATAAAATATTTTTATAATATAGGACAAAAATCTTAAATTGATTTTTTGAAAAATTTATGATATAATAAATACATAAGAAATAAAGAAATAAAAAACCAACGTTTCGAAGGTCGCGTTGTAAAATAAGGTATCGACGCAGGGGCGGGACGGGAGAGTAGCCAATTCAATGCGTAGAGGAGATTCGCACCTCTGAAGCCCAGTGATGCACTCCCTTTGCAGCGAAATCTGCAAAAGCTATCAACTACCCCACAGAAGAGCATTGGCTAGACTCAGTTGGGGATATGCGGGATTAGCTCAGTCAAGGTTAGAGCGGTCGCCTTATAAGCGATGTTTGTCCTGGGTTCGAATCCCAGATTCCGCATTGTAACAATGAAATAATTACTTTAAAATTCATTTTAGAGTAAGAGATCCTATGGTCTTATTATAAAGAATTTTCTTATTTGAAAATTTTTATTTGAAAATGATTCTTAATTATTTTTAAACTGTTCTTTATAGGGATCAAAAACTAAAAAGAAAGCGAGAAAACAATGAAAAATCTTACAAAAGTGTTAATAATTGGCGGAATGATGTTCAGCTTAAGTTTGCCAGTTTCCGCGGCAAACGTTGAATATCAAAATAAATTTAATTCAGAGCCAGTTCTTATTGCTGTTGATGAAAATAACGATTTTCAAATAGTAGATTCAGAAAATCAGAATGTACTTTTTTCATCTGAAAGAGTAGATGAAGAAGTATATACTACAGCAAATTTGAATATTCGAAATATTCCTTCTATCGACTCAGAGCGAATAATGGTATTAAAGTCAAATACTGAAGTGCATAGAATTGGAATAAGTGGAGAGTATGGTTGGGATATCATTGAAATAGATGGTAAACAATATTTTGCATGGAACGAATATTTAAGTACAGAGCAAGATTATATAGATTTATCTATAGAAGATAATGTAGTTGAGTATGTATATGAATATACTAATTCTGCGAAAGAAATTATTGCTCAGAGAGAATCTGGTGGCGATTATAATGCTATTAGCCCAACAGGAGAGTATATAGGAAGATACCAATTAACATACACTATGTTAAATGGAGATTATTCCGCAGAAAATCAAGAGCGAGTTGCAGAGCAATATGTGGCGAAAAGATACGGAAGTTGGGACGCAGCGTTAGCTTTTTGGGATGCTAATGGCTGGTATTAAATAGTTAAGAGGGCAGTTGGTGCAATGGTAGCATAAAATTTTCCAAAAATTTAGATTTAGATTTAGGTTCGATTCCTAAACTGTCTGTTTCTTTTGATTTTTTATAAAAAATATGATATAATATTTATATAAGAAATAAGAGAGGGAATGAAATATGAGCAAAGTTAAAACTTTTATTTGGGTTGACGATGAAAGACCTATTCCAAAGAACTTAATGTGGTTGGGTGAAGAAAAAGTTGTTTGTAGAACTTATAGACAAGCAATTAAAGCTTTAAAGATTTATTGTTGTCAAGGTAACGTCTTTATTAGTTTAGACCATGACTTAGGTCAAAAGAAAACAGGATATGACATTGCAAAATATATTGTAGAAAATAAAATTCCTTTATACGGTTTTGTTTGTCATTCAATGAATCCTGTTGGAAGGTCTAATATTGAAGATTTACTTTGTCATTATGGATATTTTTTAGGATGTAAATAAAAAAGTTATGACAAAAATCTTAAATTGATTTTTTGAAAAAATTATGATATAATAAATACATAAGAAATAAAGAAAAACATATGGCTTAAACTTTTTTAGCAAGAATGAATCCAAGGTTGTGCCAGAAAACAAGCTAGGAAATTTCGAGTTTAGGGCTTTGTACTTAAAAGCCTAGGTGTTTAGAGATTGCGGAAAGTGCGTATTCCTCACTTAGTTAGCCTGTAAGTAATCAAATGAACTAAAAGATGTCTGCGTACTTAGAAGGAAAAAAATAAACTAGGTTAAACCTGGCTGAAAAAAATAGACCTAGATACCATGGTAGGGGTTAAAATTGTTCCTAAGTTTAAAACAATTTGATTTTTTAAAAAAATTATGATATAATTATTATATCATAAGAAAAGATGCAGAAGTTACCGCTCACTATGATGGGAACTCGAAGGTGAAAATCCTTCCTAGGAAACCACAGGTTTTTTAGATTGGGAGTGCATCATAAAATATTTATTATAACATTTGATTTTTTGAAAAAATTATGTTATAATAAATATATAAAAATAAAGGTATATTTCAGATACCTCGTAGCAGAAAATTCTGACGTCAATGAACAAAACGAGAAAATTGTTCTAATCTTTGGTAATTTGTAGAGATGGTAAATTACTTGGGGTACTATTAAGGCTCCAGAAGCATCGTCTTCTAAAGGATAGCTGTCCAACTTAATAATGATGGGGAGTAACCCAGCGGCGAGGGTAGCGGTCTGTAAAACCGTGACAAAGAAACGTCGTAGGTTCGAGTCCTACCTCCCCAATTAAGATGGATACAGCAATGTTGCGTAATATTGGGGATATTAAGTGCAAAAATAATTCCATCTTGTTTTGGCTCTGTCGCCTAGTTGGTTATGGTACCACTCTGTCACAGTGGAATAACACTGGTTCGAGTCCCGTCAGAGTCGTTTGGCTAACAAAGCCAAAATGTATGATGATAACACACATTTTTTATGAACTCGTCATTTATATTTTTTATAAATTAAAGGTTAGGCATTTGCCGGCACTTTAATTTTGGGGTTATAGTTCAGTCGGGATGAACGCTTGTTTTGCAAACAAGAGGTCGGGAGTTCGAATCTCCCTAACTCCACGCTTTGTTTCCGTCTTTGCATTGCAAAGCCAAGTAACTGAAGAACGGAACGATAGGTTACTTAAATTTGATTTTTATAAAAAATTATTATATAATATATAAGTAATAAAGATAAGAAGACGCTAAAAGCAATTTCAAAAATTTGACTGTAAATTAAATCTTAAGGTGAGTATGCGTCTCAGATAATGCTCCTTGGTGTAGTGGTAGCATATCGCACTTTGACTGCGACGGCATGGGTTCGAATCCCGTAGGAGCCGCTCGGATTATTAGTTATCCAACAACGCACTAACTTCGGCGAACACGTTTGAAAAACTAATCGGCTGGCTTCAGGTCGTTAAATAAGCGTGGTGACACGTATAAAGCATGAAAATGCCTCCTTCTAAAGAGGGGTAATAGAAAGCCAATACTTACTAACGTTCCAACCTAAAGTTTTGGGGCATCCGCTGAGGACAATGGTTGGTTGGGCATCATGTGAAAGGTGCTATAGGTAAACTCAGAAATGGGTGGACAGTAAGGTTGTTTTATGGTGCAAATTCCGCAAGAATAAGTGCTGTATTTAATTAGTCATTTCTGACTTAAATCGAAAGATAGTTGGAATAGTCTAAAGTGAGTCGATAGCAAGACGAGCAGGGTTGCGATGAGTGGGCTGTACTCAAAAGGTATAGATGCTCAAATGTGTACCTCGTAATCCATAATATATGTACATGATTGCATTGGATATTTAATCAGGAAGAGCCTGATTTGGTTTTCCAATATATTATATGAGAAAATAAACATTTACTTATACAGCAAAAGTGTACATGACTACATAGAGAAAAGCGACTTATTGTTCTGTAATATGGACACATATTGAACTCGCAAGGTGAGATATGAAAAAGTACAATTAGGTGCAACTCTAAGAGACTGCAATCTCTGAATCCCGCAAGGAAGAATGTGCTGAAAGGAAATTTATAATACTATGTAGTAAGAGTTTGCCAGGAGCCACTGAAACTGGTGTCGCTATTAGCTACGGATTAATCGTTCGTGTGATTACTTACTTCCAACGGTAAGCAAAGCTAATTATAATAGGTCAATAATCTCAGCCTAATAAAAAATTATTAAGGCGAGGAAACTCGCTTTTTAAATGCCGGTATAGCATAGTTGGCAATGCAACTGACTTGTAATCAGTAGACGGGGTTCGAATCCCTCTACCGGCTCGCAAATCCTTTATTAAATGCGGTGAACGGCATACACAGCAATAGAGTGTAGGGCACAGCGGAAAAAGTACTTGCACTAGCTCCGCCGGGGTAAAGGCTTGAACCTAGGCAAGATCGCACCCACAATTTTATAGCTATATCACTGTAACATATCCGAAAAGGAGAAATTAAATGAGTCGCCATGGTAGACGGTGAGTTTACAATAGCCTACTTTAATATAGAGTATGTGGTGTAATGGTAGCACACGAGTTTTGGGAACTTGAGGCGGCGTTCAAATCGCACATATTCTACTAACACGTGCAAATTTTTCTCACGTGGTTAAATAAGCTCTAGTGATGAAACTGGTAAACACAACACAACACAACATTTAAGCTGCTGTGGGTTCGAGTTCCACTTAGAGTATTTTAAGGGCGAGTGGTGTAATGGTAGCCACACCAGTCTTAGGAACTGGTGCCTCGTGCGTGTGGGTTCGAATCTCGCCTCGCCTATGAACAAGTTACAATATGATGGTAAGCAGTTCAGGAGCTTTAAACGGTGCTATCCATTAGGTTAATAACCTTGTTATAATTGTAAGTCTGAGTAGCGGTTAATTGAAAAGAAACTGCATTATAACAAAATAATTAAATATTTATAACCCGTGTGCGATTTGATCTTATTTTATTTAACTAGCTAAATTTTATTAAGAAAAATTGGGTAATCGCTGAGACAAGGTTTGAGAATAGTAAGTTAACTATTTTATGAAAGTAGTAATAATAAGCTAGAAAAAATACTATAAGTAATTTAATAAGTACGAGCTAAAGTATATAACTATTAGAATGGTTCGAATCCATTCCACGGGACTTTGGTGCTGCAGTCACCTAATCCAGGTTGAACCTGATGAGTGTTATGAAACGGTTAAATGGATTTTGAGAAACAGCCAAAACCGCTATAAGGAGTAGGCGGTATAAAACGAACTAAACCATCTTTCAAGAGTCCAGGCTATGAAAAGAGTACAACTACTTGATCGAGACCTAAGCCCCATGGTACTAGAGGAGCATGCGTGAATGTCAGACCTTATTCAAATAAGTTAGGGCTAAAAAGTACCTGAAACGCTAGGCAAAAAAATCTTAATTGATTTTTTAAAAAATATATGATATAATAAATATATCAAAAGAAAATATTAAAGATGCAATACAGCAATGATTTTCTGTATAGGCGAAAAAATTTAATAAGAGCATCTTGTAACATTTTAATGCCCTGTAGTCCAATGGTAGAACGGCTGGCTGTGCGGGAGTAGCATAAGTAATGCATTTGAACTATGGTCAACAGTGATTAACTCATAATGTTAATTCTTTATATTTATAAAATAAAAAAGGAATTGATAAATACACTGATGAGCAATGGGAAAAATATTTGAGTTCAAATCTCAACTTCTGATTAACCAGCGTGTTGTGGGTTCGATCCCCACCGGGGCAGTTTGAGATGAGGTAATACCAAGTAGTAAGGTATATTAATATTACTATGATTTATACATTTGAGTTCCTCATTCTCAGAATAATATTTTAATTGATTTTTAAATTAAAATATTATATAATAATTATATAAAGTAAAGAGAGATATATACAGCAAATAATTTTAGATTTGAGCTTTAATCAAATATATAAAATATATCTCGAAATTACAGAGTCCTGGCTTGAAACCGTGTATGTTTGCCGCATGACTCAATAAAAAACTGAAAACACGCGGGGATGGCACAGAAGCTTGTCTGTGAGGGAACGTTCTAGGTAAGTCCCATGCTTCAGAATAATGGGGTATCGCCAAGCGGTAAGGCACAGCACTTTGACTGCTGTATTCGCTGGTTCAAATCCAGCTACCCCAGTTAGTACATGAATATATACAAAAGGAGAGTATAAAATGTACATATGTCCAACTTGTCACAGAAGATTTCAAGAGGAGCAAAAATTGACAAAGCATTTTTTATCTTGTTGGAAAGAGCAGCATCCTTTTCATCAGTCTAAGCCTGCACCAAAAGGTAAAGATATTGAAACTAGAAAGGTAAATGAAGATATAATGAATTTTTTCAATTCTTTTAAGGAGTGATAAGATGGCGGAAGTATTAGTAAAAACGCATTTAGTAGTAACAGATGTACATGAAGAATATGATATTAACTGGTGTGGTAGAATTCTTGATGTAAAACCAAAGATTAAAAACAATATGCCTGTTTTTGTAGTAGTTAGTTCTAGAGGAAGAATGGAAGTTAATACTACTGACATGCAAAGAGTTGAAAGATGTGCTAAACTATTAACTGCTCCAAGAGGTAGACAAGCAATTACGACAGATACGGCTCGTATCTTTATCGTAGAAGAAAATGAAAATGAAGCTTTAATGGGCGTTTTAACACATAATCATGTTAAAAGTTATGCACCAATGTTTGATAAAATTAATTGTATTTAAAATTTGGGTGGTTATACCGTAGGGGTAGCGGGTCAGTCTGTAAAACTGATGGCTTCGGTCTCGGATGGTTCGACTCCATCACCGCCCACGCTGTGGCGAAGGAACACACATAAAACTCCTTAACTGTGATAGACCTGGTTAAAAGCTAATGAAGTTAGTCCGCGAGGATGCGGTAGGCTTGAATGTCAAGCTAGTCATTAGATCAAAGGGAAAACTTTGTATAAATGACTGTTGGTAATACCATTTGTATGAAAGATGCTTATAATACCAACTTAATAAGCATCAAGTGCGTTAAAGCTGATCGCACATATTATAACACTCTTTCGTCTAAAAGGAATAGGATATTACCCTCTCAAGGTAAAGATAACAGTTCGAGCCTGTTAAGAGTGATTGAAAAAAATCTTAATTGATTTTTTTAAAAATATATGATATAATAAATATATCAAAAGAAAAGAAACACACCATCGTCTAGTAGGTACAGGATAGAAGCCTTTCAAGCTTCAGACGCGAGTTCAAGTCTCGCTGGTGTGATTTTAAGACAGATACTGCAATATTATTTTTAAAAGAACTTAAAATTCTTATAGATCTAATAAATCTGTCTTGTAAATTAAAAAATCTTAATTGATTTTTTAAAAAATATATGATATAATAAATATATCAAAAGAAAGAAAGGAAATGATATTTATGTTTGATGATTTTGACTTAGGTCCTCAGTGTGAAGAGTTTTATGATGATGCTGAATATTGGGAATCAGTTATGAATGAGGAGCTTGAAGAAGAGTAATAAGTTTTTGGCTTTATAGTCAAGCAGTCAAGACTAATTCTGAGAACCTGAGAACCTGAGTTTGAATCCCAGTACAAATATGCGGCTCCGTGGTCTAATGGTAAGGACGCGACCCTTTCAAGGTCGTAATGCTGGGTTCAAGTCTCGCTGGTGTGATTTTAAGACAGATACTGCAAACAATTATATTATTTCAAATTTCAAGGAAAGAACTTTTAATTCTTATAAACCTAAAATAAACTGTCTTGTAAAAAAGGAGAAAAATCTTATGACTGACAAAGAAAAATTACTTGGTGGAATCAAATTGATTCAATCTGCTTGTCACAATAGTCCTTTTATTGTAGAAGATTTTCTTGATAAGGATTTTACTGAATTAAAAAAGCAGTATTCTTCCTTACCCGCTTCCAGAGTTTCTTTTATGATTGCGAATGGTTATGAAAGAGAACCAGTAGGTTTTGATTTTGATGAATTGGGAAATTTTCTCGGAAGATTTTAATATCGCGGGGTAGAGCAGTCTGGAAGCTCGCTTGGCTCATAACCAAGAGGTCGTGGGTTCGAATCCCACCCGCCGCAATTTTGTCTTTTATTTACAGATAAACCTAGGAAGTTATTAGTAAATAAGAACAAACGCTCTTCATGCGAGATGAAGTGACTTTAGCGGTTTGAATTAGGAAACCGTTCCCGAATGTGGGTGAAAGTAAGATTCGTTAGTGTTTCTCTTATCTTTTGCTAATATGGCTAAAAAATAGAAGCATGGCAAAAACTAGATGACGTCATATGAAACGCGGATGCCTAAATGCCGTGAGTGCAAAAAACTAGTGTTGCACACCTCTTTCTTTAAATTGTGTTATAAAATGACATAGGTTTATTTTGTACCTTTCTGTAAAAACAAAATATTAAATTCCTCTTTCTGAGCAAGGTAGCGACTATTTAGGTGGCGGTGGTGTAAACATATAGCATAGGCTCTAAAAATAATTTGAAAAAAATAAAAAATTATGATATAATAAATATATCAAAAGAAAAGAAAAGAAATATAAGCTTAAGTAGCTCAGTTGGTTAGAGCACATGTCTGATAAACATGAGGTCGGTGGTTCAAATCCATTCTTAAGCATCAAGTTTATAGGCTTACTTTTTAAAAACCTACGATAGTCAAAGCATATGGGCAGACAATAGATGTGCAACGCAAGTGAGTTTTCTTGTCCGAGCGATTCGGTTAAATCGTGGAGGCAGAAGTGCCTGTCAAAAAGTACTGCGGACGTCCATTATAATTAAAATATCAAATAATTAAATAATTTTACAGACTGATAAATTAAATCTTTTGTCTTGAAAGTTGGATAGATATAGCTTTCTATTAGCAAAGCCTTTAATGTCAATGCTTAATATTAAGGTTTTATCCTCTCGGGGAGTAAAGAGCCTTTGAATCTATCCATTTTGGGTGTGTGACGGAAAGGTATACGTGGCGGACTTAAAATCCGCTGGTTTAGAACTATGTGGGTTCGAATCCCACCACGCCCATTCGTTCATGAAACTGTTTTCCTTCCTTTATGGTGTTAATTCCCTTACAATAAATTAACAAACTGAAGAGTTTAAAACTCTTCATTTGGAGGTGTGCTGCAACTGGCGAGACAGAGCGGACTTAAAATCCGCTACATTAGAAACATTGTGGGTTCGAATCCCACCACCTTCATTAAGCTCTTATGGCGGAATGGCATACGCAGTAGTCTCAAAAGCTACGGAGAAATCATTTGGGTTCAAATCCCAATAGGAGCATTAAAACCTTTGTTATAAATATCTCAACAGGGTGTTATACCTTACGGTAGTATTTGCGGAGAGAGGATAGTTCAGCGTAAGAGATATACGAGACTATGTAAGTTATCGGCAAGTCAGTAGGTTTCTGCAAAGGTTACCTACACTATGCGGGAATGGCGGAATGGCATACGCGTGAGTCTTAGGAACTCAATTTTGTGGGTTCGAGTCCCACTTCCCGTATTCTATGGTAAAAATAATAGCAACACCATAGAAAATTAGAAAATTAAATTATTTCTTTAAGAGAAAGAAAGAGAAGATTTGGAATTCTTCATAAGCAACCGCATCTAGCTTTCTCGTAAAGACACTTAAGCTTAAGTTTTTAGAAATTAAATTAGATGAGCCGAGTTTTTTGTACTGTTTTCTCACAATAAAATAAAACAGTAACAGCTCAGGGAAATAGCTTATATGGTAAAAGCATAGGACTGAAAATCCTAGGATGTAGGATCGTTACCTACTTTCCCTATCTGTGCGGTTGGCAGAGAGGCTGATTGCAGTGGATTGCTAATCCACCGACCAGGAAGCCCTGGTCCAGAGGTTCGAATCCTCTACCGCACGCTTGAAAAAATAAAAAAATTATGATATAATTATTATATCAAAAGAAAAGGAGATTGATGATATGTTTACAGACCTGGATATAAGTAAATATAAGTTTTATACTTCAAAAAATCTTGTTGTCGCGGTTTCTACATACGCGGGAAAAATTGTTAAAGGAAAAGCAAAATGTAATCCAAAAGATACATTTGACTTGGAGAAAGGAAAAACTCTTGCCGCTGCGAGATGTAATGCAAAAATTGCGAAGAAAAGAGTTGAAAGAGCTTCTGGTAAATTTAAAGAAGCGATTGAAATATATAATAAAGCATCAGAGCATCTTGAAGAAATGTCTGCTTATATTAACGATGCGGAAATCCTGGAACAGAGAGCAGAAGATGCACTTGCTGAACTGCTTTCAAATTTAGAATAAATAAATAAAGGCTTATTTTATGCAGCAATTATACGATAATATAGTTGATGAGATAGTTTTATAGAAATGTAAAGCTATAAAAAGAGATTTAGTTTATTTACTCTTAAAAATTAAATAAACAAGTAAGCCTTGTATATGTCGCAGTACCTTAGAGGGGAGGAGGCGTTGCCTTGAAAGCAATCGCTCCGAGAGGGGCTGTAGGTTCGAATCCTACCTGCGGCGTTCGAGATAGTTAAATATCTCAAAAGTATAAAATGGGAAGGAGAAATATAAAGAATGAAAATACATAATGTAACCGATATTGATAAGTTTTTCAAAGTAGTTGACTCTTGTGAAGGTAAAGTAGAATTAGTAACAGGACAGGGTGACAGACTTAACTTAAAGTCTACATTAACACAATATGTAGCTTTGGCAAAAGTTTTTTCCGATGGAAAGATTCCTGAAATGGAGTTAGTTTGTTATGAGAAATCTGATGTAACTAAATTTATGGAGTATATGCTAAATGCCTAGTAGAAGAAATAGAGCCTATTACCGCAAGCAAAGAATTAAACATATCAAAAGAAAAAAGAATATTAGTGAACATTGTTATGGGTATGACTGGTATCAAGTAGATGGAGCTTACTCAAAAGGTAAGATTCATTGCTCTTGTCCACTCTGCTCAGCAAAAACTAATAATAAAAGGCGGCATGGATATAATCATTCTAAAAATTGGAAACCTTCTGATTTAAAAAAAATTGAAGATATGGATTATCAAGAGCATGGTTTCCGCACATGTGAGGCGGATGTAAAAGAAAGCTGGGATGATATAATTGTAAATGATGTTTCAGTAGATGGAGTTCCTCTTGATGGTCATTATTTTGACAATGCAATAGATTTTTAATTTTCTTATTATATTTTCTTTTCAAAAGTTTTTATATAAGCTAGATAATAAAAATCTTAATTGAAATTTTAAAAAATTTATGATATAATAAATATATAATAAAGTAAAGACAAAAACAGCAATTTATATAAGCATTTAATTGGGGATTAAAGAAGCTAAGTTATTTTGTCTTGTTTTCGGGATGTGGTCTAGTTTGGTAAGACGCTGGATTTGGGATCCAGAAATCGCAGGTTCAAATCCTGTCATCCCGTTTTGCGGAAGAGAGAAACGGTTTACTCAGTAGGCTCATAACCTAAAGACATCAGGTTCGACTCCTGTTTCCGCTACTGTGGCTGTGGCAGATAAGGTAATGCACTAAATTGTGACTTTAGATTATATGGGTTCGAATCCCATCAGTCACCTAGTAAACTGCTATGAGGTTTACGAACACATTCAAATGTGGAGGAGAAATGCATAGGTCTTGCATAACAGACTGGCGTTATGTCGTTCAAGAAGAGATAGTGTATTAACGAACCTCACTTCGAATCTACGAGAAAGATTCAATAAAGATTAGTCGTTATATGCTTTTTAAGAGGAAAATAAGTTTGAGCGTCAAACTTGACTCACAATAACTTTTATGGCTTATGTTATTGTGGAAAGCCAAATTTAGAGGATATAACTCAGTTGGAAGAGTATCAAACTTTTAATTTGAGAGTCGTGGGTTCAAGTCCCACTATCCTCATTAAGCATTAATTGATTTTTTAAAAAAATTATGATATAATAAATATATAAAAAAGCACATACAGCAAATTCTACTATGTAGATTACTGGTTCGAATCCAGTTTTGTGATGAAAGTTTACAAATAGCTTAATAGGTTAAGCAACATATTAAATTAAGTGCTTTGCAATATCATAAATAAGGCTCCTTGGTCAAGTGATTAAGACATTACCATCTCACGGCGGTGTTAGAGGTTCGACTCCTCTACCGTTCACTGATTTTGTCTGATTCTTGGCTGAATGTAGAAACCAAAAATAATCCGCAAAAAATCGCATTTTGAAAATTCTGGTATACTGTAAGTGTAAAGAAAAACAAAAAGGAGCAGAAAAATGTACGACGTGCAAGATGTGGTAGAATATATAATTACATACAGTGAAGTCAAAGATTATGGTATTTCTAATTTGAAACTTCAGAAAATTCTTTATCTGATTCAGGCGTATTCTCTGATACAAACAAAAAAGCCTTGCTTTTTAGAAGAAATAGAAGCATGGGATTTTGGACCGGTGATTCCAGAAGTATACAAAAAATATAAGCAGTTTGGTAGCACTGATATTCAAGCCAGATGCCGGAGTTTAGAGGAGATACAAAAAGAATTTGAAAAAGAAGACAGAAAAAGGATTGAAGAAGTAGTTGACAGATTTGCTGATTTTTCTGCAGCCGATTTAACGACTCTGACACAGAATCAGGCACCTTGGAATGATGCATTTGGAAGTGGCGAGAAAGTCATTCGGTGTGAAAATATTTTAGAATATTTTTCCTAAAATACAAAAAAGAAAAGGAGAAAAAAAGATGAAAGAAACTACACATTGGAAATGCGAAGTATGCGGGATAGAATACAGAGACAAAAAGAAATGTGAGCAGTGTGAAACTGGACATAAGAAAAATGGAAAGATTATTAACATGAGATATCTTCCATATACATCTAACCAGCCTAGGTATCCGGATATAATTACCGTTAAATTTGAAGACGGGGAGGAAATAGTATATGTAACACCTACTTTGTAAGCAGGAGACGGCGGGTTCGAATCCCGTAAGAGCTGTTTGAGAATATTATTTCTCACTTATGGTTGGAAACCATAAATATTACATATTAGGGTAGGAAGTTGCATGAATAATGCTCTTTTAAAGAGTGAATCTGGATTCTTTGCGAAAAAATCGACACTACCTATTAGATTGAAACGGGTCAGATCCAATCGCCCGACTTGGTATGTGAGGAAAGTGAGGTTGGTTGCCAGCTTACTTAAGACTTCGTGTACTTGGGGACATGTTCCCACTGGTTGTAAAAGATCTTCGCATTTAAAGTGATACTGAAAAATGTATTCCGCCAAGTCTTTAATCTAACTTACTCCATTAGCTTAATGGACAAAGCACTGGTCTACGAAACCAGAAATATAGGTTCGATTCCTATATGGAGTGTTTAATATCTCTGGCGTGAAAGGTAAGAATATAGGTACAGGCAAAATAGAACCGAAATTTAAAGATGGGGTAAAGTTTCCCCAGCCGAGTCAGAGATTTTTATCCCTATAGCTCAATGGATAAGAGCATTTGCCTTCTAAGCAAAATGTTGTTGGTTCGACTCCAACTAGGGATGCTTAAAAAAATAAATTGATTTTTTTAAAAAAATATGATATAATAAATATATCAAAAGAAAGAAAGAGGATTGAATATGTTAAAGAGAATGGCAAAAGGATGGACACTTGTAGCAACAAATGCACTGGAGTTTGGTAACACTGAGACAAGAGCTGAAAAAGTCAGAAGATTCCATAAAGCGGATTTGCTTATTAAGCATACTCCAAAGTTAAAACTTGAAGCTTTAATTGAAGAGGGCATAAAGGCATATATTGACGCAGAAGAGAAAAATAAGAAAACTAAAATTAAAAAGAGTAACTTAGTAACTCAGTAATTTATATAGACGGTTAAAATATCGTTATGTTTGGAACAAATAAACAAAATCCAAATTAAATGGGATCTTAGCTCAGCTGGGAGAGCATCTGCCTTACAAGCAGAGGGTCACAGGTTCGAGCCCTGTAGGTCCAAGTGGTGGAGTCAAAATACTTCAAGGTGAGGTTGGTAACATCCCAAGAAAAAGAATTGTTGCACAAATTGTAAATTTTATTATTCAAATTCAAATGAAAATTAAAGATGCTAACAGCAATACGTAGACAAAATTATTATAATGGCTAAAAATGTTTTTAAGCATCTTGTTATTTGCACTATTCGTTTAAAGGCTAGGATTTCTGGCTTCCAACCAGAGGATGTGGGTTCGATTCCCACATAGTGCTTAAAGACTCACATTCAGCAATATTAATTTGTTACTACTACTACTAATAATAGCGGCACCAACAAAATAGAGTCTTGATTTTAATGATTTTAATTTATAAGATTGATTTAATAGTAGAGACAACAACAGCAATAATAAAATACTAAGTTGGTTATTTATAGAGATGTTGTCTAGTATCATTATCAATCCCTTTCCATAAAAGTCTGCGGATGTGCGAAAGCCGCAGACATATCCTTTAATCGTCTAATTGGTAAGACAAAGAATATAGGTTCGACTCCTATTTAAAGGTTTAAGAGACCAACAGCAGAAGAAAATTGTATGGTTATTATATTTATTTAAAATTCAAGTTGAACAATGAGTCTCTTGTAACTAAGGCTTTTTTTTTGGAAGTCGGTTATGCCCGCGTAGTCCAGTTGGTTAAGGCTAGGGACTGCAACTCCCTGATCGTTGGTTCGAATCCAACCGCGGGCTTTGAATTTTATAAAAAATTATTATATAATATTTATATAATAAAAAAGAAAAGGCTATGACAATAGCCGCCATTGAGAAAAGGAGATAATGATACATGAATACTTTTATGTCAAATTTACAGGATGCAACAAACTTTACAAGAACAGACAATGGAGCTTTAGCTCACAAAACTACCAAATCAGCGGTATATGATTTATTTGCTCTTGGTGGTGCTTTCCGCAGAAGAAGTGATGAGGATTGCATCCTTTTATTTAAAAACGCATTAGAGGAAGATGAAAGCCTTGCTTTAAAATGTTTATTTTATCTTGCGGATTGCCGCGGAGGTCAAGGAGAAAGACGCTTCTTTAGAGTTTGTTACAAATGGCTTGCGAAAACTTATCCAGAAGTAGCAAAAAGAAATCTGGAAAAAATTCCTGAATACCGTAGATGGGATGATGTCATTTATTCTCTTGTAGATACACCGCTTGAGAATGATGCTCTAGCTTTTATCAAACGTCAGTTAGCATTGGATGTACAGTGTAAAACACCAAGCCTGTTAGGCAAGTGGTTACCATCTGAAAACGCATCCTCAAAAGAAACCAAAAGGATGGGTAATATTGTAAGAACTTATTTGAGGATGTCTCATAAAGAATATCGTAAGATTCTTTCTGAATTAAGAACTAGAATCAACATTGTTGAAAAATTGATGTCAGCAAATAGATGGGATGAAATTGAGTTTGATAAGATTCCATCAAGAGCGGGATTGATTTACAAAAACGCTTTTGCTCGTAGAGACATTATTAAACAGAAATATGAAGCTTTTGCTAAATCTGAAGATACAAAAGTAAATGCATCTGTATTATATCCTTATGAAGTTGTTTATAAAGCAGTTGAGGGCGGCTGTGGATATAGTTATAAGTTTAATAAGTTGTCTATTACAGATAGAGCCATTATTGAAAAATATTGGAAAAATCTTCCAGATTATCTCAATGGAGAGAAATGTAAAATGATGTGCGTCGTAGATACTTCTGGTTCTATGACAGGAACAAAAGCCTCAGCACCAATTAATGTAGCTATTGGACTTGGCATGTATTGTGCGGAAAGAATTGGTGGTGCTTTTAAAGATCATTATATTAGTTTTTCTGCAAAACCGCAGCTGATTAAGATTAAGGGCGTAGATTTCGTTGATAAGGTTCGTAGAATCTATAAAACAAATCTTTGTCAAAATACAGATATCGAAGCAACCTTTAAACTATTAAAAAATATTGCTTTAAAATCCAATCCAGAAGACATTCCAGAAACTATCGTAATTATCTCTGACATGCAAATTGATTCCATGAGTCATTGGTACTCTGACACGGCTGCAACTGAGATGGAAAAAATTAGAAAGGAATGGGAAGAAGAAGGATTAAAATGTCCTAAATTGGTTTACTGGAATGTAGATGCAAAAAACAATACTATCTTAGATAGTGGGGAAGATGTAACTTTTGTATCTGGTATGTCACCAGTCATCTTTGAACAGGTTATTTCTGGGGTAACAGGCTATGACCTTATGTTAGAGAAGCTTGGTTCAGAAAGATACAAAGATATCATCTAAGTAAAAAACTTTGAAATTTTCAATAAGGAGTAACTAATTAGTTACTCCTTATTTTTTTATTTAGAAAAAAAATATAATAATCTGGCTGGGCAGTAGACAGCCGATCTTTGAATTAAAAAATGGTTTTGGAAAAAATTAAACCAAAAATGAGAATAAAGGAGAATTTTTATAAGATTCTCCTTTATCTTTTTATTCTTTATTTAAGAGTTTTAAAACTTTATCTTTTAAATGAGCAGGCACATCATCTATTGTCTTTCTCCCTAGTCTTATTAAGTTTGCATATATCTTATCCATTCATAGCCTCCATTGCTTCATAGATGTCACATAAAGCCATTTGTGTTTCAATCAACTGCTGCTCTAAATCCGCGATTTTTTTAGGATAATCAATATCTGTTTCTGCTGGTGGTACATAAGTAAAATAGAAATCAAGATTTTTTTCTATTGTTTCTCTATCTAAAGTAGTTCTAAATTGGTTGCAGTCGTATGTATAATAAAGCACTTTACCATTTCCATCTGTGACTTCTTTTTCATTTCTGCAAATCATAACATCTGCATAATCTGTACCAGGTAACTTAAAATATTTGAATTCTGATAGTTTATCACATGATTGTAACATAATTATTTCCTTTCTTAATTTGTTGGTCTTTGGCACATTCCATTTGGGCTAAGTCTGGATACTATATTATAGCCAGGTCTAACAGAATCACCATCACTAAGCGTTTTATAACTTTTATTTGAAAGATCTCTACTTATATCTAATTCCCAAATACTATTATACAAGCATAAAATTTCTCTTGTTACACTAGCATTGCTGGTAATATTATCTGTAAAAATTTGACTGGCAAATCCTGTTTGAGAAGATGCTTGAACTTCCTTAGGATAAATAAAACTATTTAAAGAATCTATATCACTATAAGAAATATACGAATTATCTTCTACTTGCCCATATACTAAAGAGCCTATAACAGATGGATTACTCATATTTTTTAAATTATTAGCTTTATAAATTCTAACATTTCTTTGAGTAGAATTTTGTACAAAATTAAGATTTACTAAAGCGTTACCTAAAACTTCTCTACCTCCAGAAAAACATTCTATCCCACCAATAAGCAAAGGACGATCTTGATTACCTAAATGATCTAAATCGTTACTATCATAAAATCCATCTATTCCAAGAACATGATCACAACATCCTGTTTTCCAAGGCATTGATACTGCTCCTTGACCAGCATAAATAATTCCAGAAGCTCCATCTAATTGAATTTTTTTAGAGTTTAAATTAATATCACGAATTGTGGCTCTCCAATAATCTTCTCCAGAAGAGTCTCGTAAATTAGAAAAAACTGATCCAGATAAAATAGTATTATACGTAGGAAGATATAAAGTATCTGCAGAAGGAAACAATAGACCGCTTGAATTTGTTGTCTGATTATCAATATAATAACTTAAAACTCCAGCTGACGATACTGCTTGATTCATGTTTAAATTAGCATATTTAATCAAAAATTGTAATTGAATAAAAAATAAATCAAAATTTGTTTCAGCACAATAAAAGTTATTATGTTTATAACAATAGTTAATTAAATTTGTAAAAGATACTTTTATAGGAGAAATGTTTAAAGAAGATTCATCACTTGTTAAAGGAATTAATCCACTCGCACTATATGGTTTTCCATCAATATCTCCCATTAAATATTTACTATGTACCATAAATCCTTGTTCTTCTCCTGTAGGAGTATAACATTCTGTCAATAGCTTATATCCTAATTTTGGAGTATCTGTTACTGAAATATACCAATAATTATCATCGTTCCAACTTTTAACATACCAAGGCATATTTATAATTCCCACTTGTCCATTAGAACCATCTCTTGAAAAAGAGCTTAAACCCTCAATGGACGTAAGAACAATTTTTCCATTGTTGCCATCTAACTCCCAATTACATTCTATAGGTTTAAACATTGGTTCATTTTCATAATCATTTCTATTCTTTTGTCTTTGTGTTGATGGTATACATGCCATATTTGCATTATCATCTTGCTTTATTCCAACTGAACTTTGAGATGTTGAAAATAAGGGAAATTTTGATGTAAATACTTTTCCTGTTCGCTGCATAGAAAAAACAGCTTTAATGTAATTATTTAGATCTGTCATAGAAATATATTCTTCTATTTTTTTTACTCTATTATCAAGATTTTTTATTTTAATATTATTAGTATCATCTTTTTTACTATTCCAAGATGACAAAATATTATTTGTATCAGCCATTTTATTATCTATTCCTTTCTTAAAAATTTTATATAAACAAAATTATTTTCTTCTATAAAAATTATTAAAAATCTAATTTTAAAATTATTTTACTTTGTCCAATAAAATAAAAATTGATTTTTCATTAAAATTATTATATAATATATTTATAATAAAAAGAAAAGTGAGGAATAGATATGAATAAACATTATTGTTTTACAGATTTGCATGGTTGCTACGATTTATGGCGTCAAATTAAAAATTATTGCGATGAAACAGATACATTATATTTCCTCGGAGATGCAATAGACCGCGGTCCAGATGGAGTAGTTCTCATGGAAGAGCTTTTAAAAGATAAAAGAGTTATTTATTTAAAAGGAAACCACGAGCATATGGCGGCATCCTGTATTTCAGAATATCTTCATGGAGATACTGAATTTCTACTTTTTTGGTTTGCCGATGGCGGAAGACCTACTTGGGACTCTCTTTCTTTATGGAGTGATGATTCTTTAATTAACCTTGTAAAAAAATTAAATAATTTACCAGAATATATAAATTATACGAACACGAAAGGTCAGAAAATTTTTCTATCTCACGCTGGAATGAATATAGATAAATCCAAAGAAGAAATGAAAGTAATCGAAAAAACTGAATTACCTTATTTATGGGGTAGAATCCATATTTTTGAAGATTGGAATAAAACAAAAGAACATGAAAACCGATATATCATCCATGGACATTCTCCTGTTCAGTGGGTATCTTCTGTTTTAGGTCAGACCGCTAAAGCAGAAATTTTAACATACGCTGATGGTCATAAAATAGATTTAGACTTAAATTCTGTTAATTCAGGAAAAGCCGCCTTATTTGACTTAGATGAAATGAAAGTAGAAAAATATTTTTATGATAGAAAATTTACTCTTTAAATGAAAGGAGGAATTATATGGCTGTACAAAAAGAAAAAATAATGAAAAGACTTCAAGAGCATTTAGACTATGTAATCGACTTAGGTTATAATGAAGATAGAATTTTAGGTATCTTTCTTTATGGCTCTCAAAACTATGGTTTTGCGACAGAGACTAGTGATGTTGATAGTAAGGTGTTTATTTTGCCATCTTTTTCTGATTTGTGTTTAAACACTTCACTACTTTCTAAAGAAATCCATTATAAAAATGGTGAACATATTGATTTAAAAGACTTTCGTTCTCTGCGGATTCAGCTAATGAAACAAAATATCAACTATACAGAGATTTTATTTACAGAATATTGTATTATAAATCCAAAATATAAAGATTTATTTCATAAATATTTTATCGCCTCAAGAGAATCTATTGCAAGATATGATGAACTTAGGGCAATACAGTCCATTAGCGGTCAGTTAGTTCATACATTAAAGCAGAATCCTACAGATAATAAGAAATTGCATAATGCAAAAAGATTATTTTATTTCTTAGAACAATATGTTCAAAATAAACCTTACTTAGAGTGTATTCAACCAAAAGAAGAAAACTTTACTATGCTTTGGAATTTAAAGTATGGTTTATTAAAGGTATGCTCAAATCCAGAAAAAAAATTATATCTCGCAGAAACTCTTATGTATGATGTAGATAGGTTCGCAACAAGATATCGCAATAGAAAATCTCCAGAACGTGAAAACGCAGAAGCTGCGTTAGATATTGGTACTATTGAAATTTTAAGAAGTTCTTTTGACGGAGTTAAAAAAGAATTTATTTCAAAAAAAAATTTCTTTAGACAATTAACTCATGCAGAAGAGAGAGCTTATTATTCTATTATTGAAGAAATTGGCGGCGAGGGTAGTATAAGTATCGTTAAGCTGGTTGAAAAAAACAAAATTTCACGTTCTGTTTATAATAATCTTTTAAGTAAAATGAAAGAGAATAAAGTAGCAGATATTACTAGCATGGGCATGAAAGGTACTTATATTAAAATTACTCATCCTGAATTAAAAGCGGAAGCATTTGAATTTTAACAAAAAATATTATATAATATTTTTATAATAAATAAATAAACAAAAAGGAGATTGTTGATGAAAACTTTTATTTTTAATTGGCAGATAAATAAAAAGTATAATCCAAATGTAACTCGTACAAAGACCAAAATTAAAGCGATTGATGCTAAGACCGCAACAGATGCCTTTATGAAAAACTTTGGTAATTTAAAAAAGAACACTATTAACTTTATCCAAGAGGTAGATGAACTAAATCAGCCTATTGGTGAAAAAATTGTACCAAACGATTAAAATAAATAAATAATGAACATTGACAATTAAATATTATATTAAAGGAGAAAAACATGGGAAATATAGGAAACGCAATTCTTTTTACTTTAGCTAAATGTGCACCTGTTTTTACGACAGTTATAATTCTTGCTATTGTTATTGCCATTATTGTGGGAATTAGTAAGACAATGTATAAAAAAGCTCCACCTAACACAGCAATGGTAATTACAGGTCCGAGAGGATGTAGAACTGCTATTGGAAAAGGCTGTTTTGTAATTCCAATTATTCAAAGAGTAGATTATTTGTCTCTTGAAAACATTCAATCAGATTTTACATCAAGAGATGAAATCCCTACAAGCGATGCAATCAATATTCTTGTAGATGCAGTAGCAAACGTATCTATTTCTCAGGATCCAGAAAGACTGAAAATTGCGGCTTCAAAGTTTTTAGGTTATAGACCTGATCAAATTAAAGAGATTATTACTCCTGTCTTTGAAGGTAATATTCGAGAAATCATTTCTCAAACAACTTTAAAAGAATTAATTCAAGGAGATAAAAAGGCTTTTGCTGAAAAAGTCATTGATAACGTGACTCCTAATCTTAATGATATGGGACTTGATTTAACAACTTTTAATATCCAGAATTTTAAAGACCGCAACGGAGTTATCGAAAACTTAGGTCTGGAAAATACTGTTCAGATTAGTAAAGACGCAGCTATTTCAAAAGCAAAAGCAGAAAAAGAAATTGCGGTTGCTAAGGCGGAAGCAGCTCAGGCAGCAAATGATGCAAAAGTAAAAGCTGATTTGGAAATCGCTAAGAAACAAAATGAACTTTCTATTCAGAAAGCTGAGTTACAGAAGGAAGCTGATACAAAGAAAGCTGAAGCAGATGCAGCTTATCAGATTCAACAGGAAGAACAGCGTAAGACTATTGAAATTACAACTGCTAACGCCAACTTGGCTAGACAAGAGAAAGAAATTGAATTGAAGGAGCGGGCAGTTGCAATTAAAGAAAGAACACTTGAAGCGGAAGTTAAGAAAGAAGCGGAAGCTCGTAAATACGCGGCTCAGCAGGACGCAGATGCTAAACTTTATGAAATTCAGAAAGCTTCTGAAGCTGAATTGTTCGAGAGACAGAAAAAAGCTGAAGCTGAAAAATTTGAAGCTGAACAGCAAGCGGAAGCAACCAAGGCTGCCGCAGAAGCTCAGAAGATTGCGATGGAAAACGAAGCCGCTGGTATTAAAGCTAAAGGAGAGGCTGAAGCTGCTGCAGTTCAGGCTAAAGCTTTAGCGGAAGCTGAAGGTATTTTAAAGAAAGCTGAAGCTATGAAACAGTATGGCGAAGCTGCACAGATGGATATGCAATTACAGGCTATTAAAACATTATTTGAACAGATGCCAGCTATCGCGGAAGCCGCAGGTAAGGCTTATACAAACGTAGATAAAATCTATATGTATGGCGGAGATAGCTCTAAGTTAACTGAGAATGTGATGAAGAACATTACTCAGGTATCAGAAGGATTAAGTGAGTCTATGGGGTTAGATCTTAAAGGTTTGCTGTCAGGAATCCTTGGAGCTAAAATAGTAAAAGACAAAGATGTTACCGTCAATATTGAGCCTACTATTGATGAAGCTAAATAAAACAATTATTTTAAATAAGTTATATGAAAGGTTACATTATAAAATGTAACCTTTATTTTTTTATAATTTTTTGATATAATTATATGTATGAAAAAGAAAAAACTTTCTTTTTTATATCTTTATAAAGGCTAAATAAAAAAGCATCTTTTATTTTTTATAAAAATTATGATATAATAGATATATAAAGAAAAAGAAAGGGTTTGATAAGATATGAGATTTATTACTGAGAATTTTAAAAGCATTGATGAAATGATTAAAGTCTTAGATTCTCGCCCTAATAATCAAATAATGAGGAACTGCAATAGTTCAGAAAAACCTGAAAGAAAACCAACATGGTACGGAACGGAATCCTATGCAGAAGCGAGTTCTTTAATTAGAAAAGGATATACTGAAATTTTACCAGATATAAAAAAACAAGTGAAGGAACAAAGCAAAAGCTATAGTAATCTAATTACTATAAACAAAAGAGTTCCTACAAACGCGGTTATTGGATATGTGCCAAATGTTCCAAATGCAATCAGGAATCTTCCTAATTCAATGATTACTATTAATAAAATTCCGCAAAAGAAAAAAACAATTTCGATTATTTATTCTATTGCTGGAAGTTGTGGTGAGTCACAAGATTTTTTTATAAAAGCTGGTGCTACATTACTTACTATAATTAAACTCCTTGAATCTCAAGGCACCTCAGTAGAATTATCAGTAGGTTTTATTGGAGCGATGACTGTGAACAGAAGTGAAGCAGTTTTTCCAATGGTAAAAGTAAAAAGTTATGGACAAGAATTGGACTTACAAAAACTTTGTTTTCCAATAGCACATCCATCCATGTTTAGAAGATTTGGCTTTAAATACTTAGAAACTTGTCCAGATCTTAAAGAAACTCTTTTCGCTCTCTCATATGGATGTCCAATTCAAGATTTAGATATAATTAAAAAAAATCTTAATTGTAAAAATGGTTCGGTCGTAATTTTAAATAGTTATTGGATTAGAGAAAATGGATATGATGTTAAAAAGATTGTTGAAAAATTACAAGATAAGCAAAGGAGTTGATTAGTGTATGGGACATCCAGTAAAATGTTATTTTTGTGGTGAAAGATTTGATCGTGATTTTGAACCTTTTATTAAAGTAAATGCAAATAGGTATGCACATGAACGTTGTGCGATAAAAGCCAAGAAAAAGTCAGAAGCTTCTGACGCTGCAATCATTTTTAAAAATGGTTCCTCTATTAGTGTTGAAAAAGAGAAGAAAGAGGTTGATAAAGATATGCCAAGAATAGAATCAAAAAATGCAAATTTAATGACAGATGCTATGGCTCAAACTACTGCACAGATGATTAAAGAAATGCAGAAGTTTATGATGTCTACTATTGCAAAAGCAAGTGAAGACGAAATTATGAATATTATTGTACCTAAAATTGATGCAAGAATTAAAGAAGTTTATGGTTTCCTCCCAGAGAAGCATGAAATTAAGACTCCAACAGAAACCCGAAAAATTGAAGGTACTTTACATGAGAAATTTGACGAGGTATTGCAGATTGTTAATCTTGATATTCCAGTATATCTGACTGGCAAGGCAGGAACTGGTAAAAACGTTATCTGTAAGCAAGTTGCAGAAGCTCTTGGTTTAGATTTTTATTTTACCAATGCTGTAACTCAAGAATATAAACTGACTGGTTTTATTGATGCAAATGGTAAATATCAAGAAACTCAATTCTACAAAGCATTTACTAAAGGCGGAGTTTTCTTCCTTGATGAAATGGATGGTTCTATTCCAGAAGTTTTAATTATATTAAACGCGGCAATCGCTAATAGGTATTTTGATTTTCCTATTGGCAAAGTAGAAGCACATCCAAATTTTCGAATTATCGCGGCAGGTAATACATTAGGTACAGGTGCAGATAATAATTACACTGGACGCTATTGTCTTGATAGAGCTTCTCTTGATAGATTTGCCTTAATCAATATTGACTATTCCCCAAAAATTGAGAAGGCTATGGCTTTAAATAATATGGACTTAGTAAACTTTGCTCATGCTTTTAGAAAAGCAACTGATTCTATGGGAATTGAATGTTTATTTTCTTATAGAACCATTAACCGTATCGCAAAATTAGAGCAGGTATTTTCAAATTTAAAAGAAGTAATTCAGATTTCTCTTTTAAAAGGAATGGATGTTGATGACTTAAATATCATAAATAAAGAATTAGCAAAAGATAAAGAGCTTAAAGGTAATAAATATGTTGAAGCTATGAAAGCTAAGTAGTTTTCATAGTTTCAATTCCTCAACATTATTAAAAATGGTCAGATATATTTACATAAATTGAAAAAATTAAAAAATTATGATATAATAAATACATAAAGAAAATAAAAAAAATAAAGAGGTAAATGAATGGGAAGATATGATGAATACGAAAATGACGGAAGAGCAGTAGCTCCTCGCCAGAGAGATTTTGTTTTAAATATGAATGAGTTTGCTCACATTTTGAGTAAAACAGATGGTAATATCAAATGTGCAGTCGGACCTTTTCAGACTTCACTTTCTCAGCAGGAAACTCCAGTTATTTTCAATACTGTGAATAAACGTTTTGAAGAGTGTGGAGATTATGATAAAGCCAAGCAACTTTTTATTTCAGCCCCAGAAGGCTGGTATGTGGTATTAAAAAATCCAACAGCAGATGGGCAGCATCCGCAGGCAGGTAGACCAAATCAGTCTCCATCTAATCTTGAGATCGGTAAGAAAGTAAACATCTTCGGTCCAGAGTCTTTTGCTCTTTATCCTGGGCAGATGGCGAAAGTAATTCAAGGACACCGCCTTAGAAGTAATCAGTATCTTTTAGCTAGAGTTTATGATGCGGACGCCGCGAATAAAAATGAAGGCGTAGTTACAGATACAGATGGAAAAGAACAGAAAACTTCAAACAAGTTTTTTCCGGGTCAGATGCTTGTTATTGAAGGAACAAAAGTATCTTTTTACATCCCGCCAACAGGTATTGAAGTTATTCCTGTCGATGAAAAGAACTATATTAGAGATGCAGTTACTCTTGAAAGACTCGAATATTGTATTTTAAAAGATGAAAATGGAAATAAGAGGTATCTACATGGACCAGATGTAGTTTTTCCAAAACCAACAGAAACATTTGTTAAAACTTCACATGGCAGCTATTGTTTTAGAGCTATCGAGTTATCAAAAATTTCTGGTATCTATGTAAAAGTTATCGCAGAATACACTGAAAATGGAGTTACTCATCCAATCGGAGAAGAATTATTCATCACTGGAAATGAGCAGATGATTTATTATCCAAGACCAGAGCACGCGATTATTTCTTATGATGGAAAACATATGCATCACGCTATTGCTATTCCAGAAGGCGAAGGTCGATATGTGATGAATCGTGAAACTGGTGAAATTAAGACTGTAGTTGGACCTAAGATGTATTTACCAGATCCGCGTAAAGAAGTAGTTGTAAAAAGAAAATTAACTTCAAAAGAGTGCCAGTTATGGTATCCAGGTAACGTTGATGCTATTGAATATAATAAATCTTTAAATGAGAAATCTTTAGAGAAAAATATTAAAAAAACTGGTGGAGTTTCTGACATTAAGAATCTCATTTTTAATTCAGCATTTTCAGATGTAGCTTCAATGGATTGTCTTGAAAGTAATGCTGGTATTAGCAGAGGAACTTCTTACACTAAACCTAGAACTATCACAATAGATAATAGATTTGATGGAGTTATTACTATTGATGTTTGGACTGGATATGCAATCAATGTAACTTCTAAATCTGGTAAAAGAGAAGTAGTAGTTGGACCAAAAACAAAACTACTTAATTATGATGAAACTCTTGAAGTTTTAGAATTATCAACAGGACGCCCTAAAACAACAGATAACTTAATTAAGACTGTTTTCTTACGGGTTGAGAATAACAAAATTTCTGATTTAATTAACGTTCAGACAAAGGATTTTGTTAATGTTCAAATTAAAGTATCTTACTGCGTAGACTTCTTGGAGAAGTATAAAGATAAATGGTTTTCTGTAGAGAATTATGTTAAATATATGTGTGACCGCCAGAGAAGCTTACTAAAAAGAGAAGCAAAAAAATACAATATTGAAGATTTTTATACAAATGCTTCTGATATTGTTAGAAAAGTTTGCTTAGATCTTTCAGATGATAAAAACATAAAAAATGGAAAACCAGAAATTGAAAGAGAAGGACGTTTCTTTAAAGAAAATGGTATGCTTGTACATGATGTAGAAGTGTTAAAAATAGCTGTTGAACAAAATGTTGCTGATATTCTTAATGAGCATCAAGAAGAAATGATTCGTAAATGTCTTGAATTATCTGATGCAACAAGAAAAATGGAAGTTGTAACTAAATTAGCTGCTTTTGAAAAAGAAGAAGCTAAGATTAGATATGATAATCAAATTCATAAACTTGAACTTAAGAAAACTCTTGAAATGGAAGAGCTTAAAGCAAAAGAAGAATTAGATAAGAAGGAGCGGGAGCAGCTTGAAGCTAAGAAACAAGCGGAATGTGATATGCAGACCCTTATTGATGCTATTACTGAGGCTAAATTGGAAAGAACTAAGAAAGAAGATACTACTCAATTAGAATATGAAAAAGCTAAAGCTAATATTGAGAAAGCTAAACAGGAAGCTTATGCTGAAACTGTTAGTAAGATTGTAACAGCAATCGGTCCAGACTTAGTTGCCGCACTTACATCTACATCAAATGCTTCTATGCTTGAAACTGTAACAAAATCAATGGCTCCATACGCAATCGCTCGAGGTAATGAATCTGTCGCAGAAGTAACAGATAGATTGTTAAGAGGAACCAATCTTGAAAAACTAATTGAAAACTTGGGCAAAGTAAAAGAGTAATTTTATATTACTAATCTTAAAAAGAGGAATATAATCTTAAAAAGAGAGATGATTTTTAAATCATTTCTCTTTCTTTTTTGTTAAAAAATCCTTACTCCACTGGGGCGTAGGCAGCCGATTCTTGATTTAAAAAAGGTCTCAGCATTTTCTAAATCCAAAATTTAAAAATTGATTTTTTTAAAAAAAAATGATATAATTTATATATAATAAAGAGAAGAAAGAAGGAAAATAAATGACTAAATATTTTACTAGAGAAAAGGATAATTTTGAATGTAGAATCGCTGGCGGATGTCCAGCAGAAGATTGGCTGTGTGAAATTTACGGCGAATATCCAGGTGAAGGTTCAGTTTGTAAAAACTGTCCTTTTGAGGAAATTATTAACGAATTAGGGAAATATGAAGATATTAAGAGAAATTTAGAACAATTTTTCTTAGAAAATAAAGAAAAAGAAGAGGAAGATGCTAAATGAAAAGAGTTTGGGTGTGCGGAGATATACACGGATCTTTTAAGCCAATCCGTGATTTTGAATTAAGAAATAAAGAAAAATATACCTTTTCAAGAGAGACAGATGCAATTATACTTCTTGGAGATGCAGGGTTAAATTTCTTTTTTAATCACAGAGATAGAAAATTAAAAGAAAAATTAGAAAAATACCCTTTTACATACTTTATTATTCGCGGAAACCATGAAGAAAGACCTAGTTTATGTGCTGAAAAAGCTCCAAATGAATGGCATAAGGAGCAGTTCTGGGAGAATGATGTCTGGGTAGAAAATAATTATCCGCATATAAAGTATGCTATGGATAATGTTTCTTTTTATCAGATAGAAGCTGATAATGCTGTGTATAAGACTCTTGTTTTGCCAGGAGCATATTCAGTAGATAAGTATAAACGCTTATCTTCTGGATGGTCTTGGTTTGAGAATGAGCAGTTATCAGAAGAAGAAAAAGAAGATGGTAGGAAATTGTTAGATAAAGAACACTGGCGGTGCGATTTAGTGCTGTCACATACCTGTCCAATTATCTTTGAACCAACAGATTTATTTTTATCTGTTGTAGACCAGGCTACTGTAGATAAATCTATGGAGCGGTATTTGGGAGAAATAGAGTATAAATTAGATTACGAAGCTTGGCTTTGGGGACATTATCATCAATTTAGAGATTATCCTAGAACTGATGGGAGAAAAAGATTGATGCTTTTTAATGATGCTCTTATTCAGCTAAATGAATATATTGAAAATTCTAATGATTCTGTTGTAATTAAATACTAATAAAGTAAGTTAAAAAAACTTATTTTATTTTTTTAAAAAAATATGATATAATTATTATATCAAAAGGAAAGAAAGAAAGAAGGAAGGAAATGAAAACTTACACAAGGGATAATAAAACATATATTGAAACAAGGAGTAATGCTCCTAATTCTAAACAGAAAAGAATTAGAAAAAAGAAAGAAGAAGAAAATAATAACAATAGTAGAATAATAGTAACGATAGACGTTAATCGCAGTATTTTTTCTTTTTCAAGTATGATTTTATTTATGTCTTTACTAACCAACCTTTCAACAAAAGAAAAAATCTTAATAGGATTACCTTTCCTGCTGATGGGAATATCTTTTAAAATAATTAAATAAAAAGGAGAAATATATATGTTAAATAAAGATGGACAGAGAGAGCTTTGCTATGTCGTAGCTATTGATAAGATTGAACCAATTACAGGCTCTGATAATTGTGAAGCCGCGGTTGTAGGTGGATGGCGTATCATGACCAGAAAAGGAACTTTTAAACCTGGTGATCTCGCAATTTATTTTGAGATTGATTCTAAAGTTCCAGAAACTGAAGTATTTTCTTTTTTGGAGAAAAAACATTATAAGGTAAAAACACAGAAGTATACTTTTGGCGGAAAAGGTAACTTCGTATCTCAAGGCTTACTTATGCATCCAAAAGATTTTGATTGGGATACTTATACGAATGAAGAAGGAGTTTATTGTATCTTTAATCCAAAAAAAGGAGCTTCTTATCCAGAAGGACATTTTTTGACAGCTGAACTAGGTGTAAAATATTCTGATGCAGATGACAATAAGCGAAAAGCAGCTTCCGCAGATAAGTATAAAAAAATGGCTCAGCGTAAACCAGAACTGTTTTCTAAGCCTTGGGCACGCTGGATGATGAATAGAAATTGGGGCAAAAAAGTAATGTTTTTCATCTTTGGAAAAGCTAAAGATAAAAAAGGTAGTTTCCCAGCTTGGGTTAAAAAGACTGATGAGGAAAGAATTCAGAATATGTCTTGGATTCTCGCTAACAAAGATGAATTATTTGCAACAGAAAAAATTGATGGAACTTCTACCACTTTTACCTTGAAAAAGGAAGCCTGGAAAAAAGATTATCGTGTCTGCTCTCGTAACGTATCTTTTGATGATCCAAGCAAGGCTTGCTATTATGATACTAACGTATATCTTGCCATGTCCAAAAGATACAATATGGAAGAAGTACTTGAAAAATTATTTGAAGATTTCAATGAAACATATAATACCATCTCCTTTGTAACTGTGCAGGGAGAGACTTATGGTAAGGATATTCAAAAGAGAGATTATGACATGGATGACCATGACTTTATGGCTTTTAATCTTATTATTGGTTTTAAGGGAGGTCTTACAAAGAGATTCAATCCAAGAGAAATGACTGACATATTAGAGAGATACAATATTCCTTGTGTTCCTATTGTAAGTGAACATTTTATTTTACCAGATACTGTAGATGAACTGTTGAAAATGGCAACTGGAAAATCTGCTATTGATGGCGGAATGAGAGAAGGTCTTGTATTTCGTTCTTATGACGGAGCCAATAGCTTTAAAGCTGTAAGCAATGAATTCTTGCTTCGCTATCACTCTTAAGAGTATTAAATAAATTTTTCAATATTCCTATACTTTATATTTTATAAAGTATAGGAAACATTGTGGTGAAACTTTAAAATAATAAGATAAATAAAATAAAAAAGGAAGGGAATAAATATGGAAAGCGTAAAAATTAAGTTAATTGACATTGATGAAATTAGAGAATTTGTTAATGAAGCTATGAAAGTCGATGGAGAAGTAGATGTTCATAAGGGAAGATATGTAATTGATGGAAAATCTATTATGGGAATGATGTCTATTGATGTATTTTCTGGAATAGAAGTCTTTTTCCCTCCGACTGCCGCGGATTTTAAGCTATTTTTGACAAGGTTTACGTTTAAATAAACTTTATCAATATAAAACAATATAAAGATAGATTAAATAAAAGATCTATCTTTATATTTTTATAAAAATATGATATAATAAATATATAAAAAGAAAGAGAGTTGGTAATAATTATGTCAAGAAATAAAGAAATTACAAAAAGTGACTTTTATTGTGTAGAGTGTGGAAAAAGAGGTATCCCTATTGCTAGACGTGTAGGGCAACAGAGAGAAGCTGGACATTTAAAAAATTTATTTTGCTTATATTGCGGAAAACAAACAAATCATGCTGAAATTAGACCTTTTGGCTCCTATAGATATGAGGACTTTCTTGAAGAGTTTGAACTTGGTAGATTTGTAGATGGGAAAAAGCTTCCAATAGCTGATTTAACAAGCTGTACTAAACAAGATTGCAAATATAACAAAAGCGGCAAATGCTGGAACTCTAAAAGAGATTATGACTGTGGTCATAGGATTTAATTAAAGGAGGTATATTATGGCTAATTTATATATTTTATCAGGATGTCCAGGTTCAGGAAAAAGTACTTGGGCAAAGAGCCATATCAATCCATATTTTGATAAATATGTATCAAGAGATGATATTAGATTTTCTTTAGTTAAAGAAAATGAAGAATACTTTTCAAAAGAGAAAGAAGTATACAGACTTTTTATACATCAAATCAATCAGTATTTATTGGAAGAAAAAAATGTTTTCGCGGATGCTACTCATTTAAACAGAGCTTCCAGAAATAAACTTTTAAGAAACATTTGCGGAAATCCGCATATAAATGTAATCTGGATGAAAACATCTCTTGAAGAGTGTCTAAAAAGAAATGAAAATAGAAAAGGTACTCGTTCTTATGTTCCGCCAGAAGTAATTAAAAATATGTATTCTAATTTAGAAAAACCTTCTTTTGAAGAAGGAATTGAAAAAATTTACACTGTTGAAACGAATGGAAAACTTTATCTTAAAATTAAAGCAGAATAGGAGAAGAAAATGTCTAATATTTTTATTACAAGTGATTTACATTTTAACCATGACAAAGATTTTATCTGGAAAGAGCGTGGTTTTTCTAATGTAAATGAAATGAATGAAGCCATTGTTAAAAATTGGAATGATACTGTGTCTGATGACGATATTGTTTATCTCCTAGGAGATGTTGCAATGGGTTCTGATCTTCAGGCTAATTTAAGACTAATCAACAGACTCAAAGGTCAGAAGTATCTGGCTTATGGAAACCATGATACCGAAGCCCGCTTAAAAGCATTTAAAACTAATCGCTTTTTTGAAGATATCCAAATGGGATACAGATTAAGATATAAAAAACATATGTTTATTTTAACCCATTATCCAACGATAACCGCGAATGGGGATGATCTTAGAGTAATCAATTTATACGGACATACTCATCAAAAGGACAATTTTTTTGAAGATAAGCCATATATGTATCATGTAGGCGTAGACTCACATGATTGTACTCCTGTATCATTAGAAACTATTATTAAAGAAATTAAGATAAAGAAAGGAAAATAATATGGAAGGTATAATTGGTTGTGCAATATCATTTATGATTTTCTGTATCCTAATATGTTGGCTTAACTTTTAGTAACTGCTATTTTTAAAAATTGATTACTCAACTTACTTTTTTAATATTAATAATAAAAATAATATTTTTAAGGAGAAATAATATGGAAGACACAGTTGGTTGTTTGGGCGTCATAGCTTTAGCAATTTTATTAGTAATTTTTTCCCCTTTAATTAATTTTGTGTTTGCATTTTTTGTAGGCTGGTTAATTAAGATTACTTTTGGGGCAATATTTTGTCAAGGATTAGCTTTGTTAGGAATTAATATCCCATCTACAATGATACCTTTATTTTGTGGGACTTTGGGAGTTATAGGTTCATTTTTTAAAACAACCGTTAATTTTAAAAAAGCTGATAAAAAAGCAAGTTGATTATTCAACTTGCTTTTTTTAATATTTTATGTTATAATAATAAAAAATAATATTTTAAGGAGAAATAATATGAAAGAAAAGCTTATATATTCTAATTACAATAAAGACATAGGACTTTCAACTGTCATTATAAACACTAAATATGGAAAGTTTTATGGTCAATCTCAGTTAAAAGAAGAAGACAAAAAAGAAGCTTCTCGTTATTTTGGGTGCGAATGTGCCTTAATAAAAGCTAGAATTAAATGTCAAAAGCAAATACTTAAAGATACAAAAAATAAAATAAAAGCTTTGAAGGATTGCTATTCTAATATTTCTCAGTCAAAAGCCTTTAATGAAAAATCTTATGAAGCTAAAGCTATGAGAAAACAAATTTATATTCTTGAAAGCAAAAGAAAAAGTATCTTAGTTGCAATTAACCTTTTAGAAAATAATTTTTTCAATACTATCAATGAAAGAGAAGAACTTTTAAAAAAAATAAATAAATTTGAAGAAAGAAAGAAAAATGGGTAAAAAATATCAATTTCTTTATTGGAATTTTTAATATTAAATAGGACAATAAAAGTATTATCAAAAGGAAAAACAACTTATGAAAAATTTTTTTAAAGGAGTTCTTTTTATTTCATTTTTACTCCCAGTTATAAATGAAATCATTACACTGATAAGTCAGTTTAATCAATACTTATGCACAATTATTGCTTATTGGACTTATCAGTTGCAACAAAATATACAATCATCAGATCAAAAGAATGATTCTGTAATTGGTTTTCAAATACCGAATATCTTAAATGAAGATGATGAAGAAGGAGAATAATATGTATTTTTATGATACTTGTGCGTTATTAAATGAATTACATCATGCGTTTAATAACTATTTTTACATTAGCAATATTACTCTTAAAGAATTAGAAAGCATAAAATCATCTGCATCTAAAGATTCTGAAATCAAATTCAGAGCTAGAAGATTAATTCAACTTTTAAACGAATATGATGATAGCTATTGTGTTATCAATTATAAAACTAAATGGGATTCTGAATTAAAAAAATATTTAGTTTTATCTGATAATAATGATAGTAGAATTATCTTAACCGCATTAAAGCAAAAAGACAAAAATTTAATTTTTGTTACTGAAGATTTATGCTGTAAACAACTCGCAAAATCGGTTGGCTTACAAGTAGAATACTTAGACCAAAAGCAAAATGACTACTGCGGATTTAGGGAAATTTACTGTAATTCAGATGAAGAACTAGCAGATGCCTATAATAAAATTTATAATTCTTCAGAGTTCTTAAATGAGTTTTTAATTAACCAGTATCTTATTCTCAAAAATAAAGATGAAATTGTTAGCAAGTATAAAAGAATTCAGGATAGATTTGTAGAAGTTCCTTTTACAACTTTCAATAGCAATATGTTCGGAAAAATAAAGCCAAAAGACGCATATCAACAGTTGGCTATAGATAGTTTGAACAGTAATAAAATTACCATGATAAGAGGCTCCGCGGGAACTGGTAAAAGCTACCTATCTTTTGGTTTCCTCTTTGATAAACTAGAAAAACATGAAATTGAAAAGATTATTATTTTCTGTAATACAGTGGCAACCTCAGGTTCAGCTAAGCTTGGATTTTATCCTGGTACCAAGGACGAGAAACTTTTAGATTCTCAGATAGGAAACCTACTATCTAGTAAACTAGGAGATAAAATCGCCGCTGAAAAAATGATAGAAGAAGGAAAAATTATCCTACTTCCAATGTCAGATATTAGAGGTTATGATACTACTAATATGAAAGCGGGTATTTATATTTCTGAAGCACAAAATATGGATATAGAATTAATGAGACTTGCATTACAAAGAATTGGAGAAGATTCAATTTGCATTTTAGATGGAGATAGCGAAACTCAAGTTGATTCTTCTTTATATGCAGGAAATAATAATGGAATGAGAAGAGTATCAGAGATTTTTAAAGGAGAACCTATTTATGGTGAAGTTACTTTAAAAAATATTCATCGTAGCAGAATAGCTCAATTAGCTCAGTTAATGTAATAAATAAATTAAAAAGAAAGCTCTCTCATATGAGAGCTTTCTTTTTAATTATAAAGGAGAGATAAAGAGATATGACAGAAAAAGAATTTATTGAGTATATTGGCTCAAAAGCTACTCTAGATTATCAACAGAGTGGAATCTTGGCTTCTATCACTATTGCACAAGCTTGCTTAGAATCTGGCTATGGAACAACTGACTTAGCAATAAACGCAAATAATTTATTTGGAATGAAAACTACATTATCTGGCAATACTTGGAAGAGTGCTTGGGATGGTAAATCTAAATACACCAAAAAGACAAAAGAAGAATACAAACCTGGAATAATAACAACAATCATTGCAAACTTTAGAAAATATCCATCTATAGACAAAAGTATAGAAGATCATTCTTTATATCTGTCTCAAGCTAAGAATGGCTCTAAACTACGATACCCTGGGCTTGTGGAAGAACAAAACTACAAAACCGCGATACAAATTATTAAAAATGGTGGATATGCTACTGATAATTCTTATGTACAAAAAATATGTAGCTTAATTGAGAAATGGAATTTAACTAAATATGATATAAAAGGAGACATTAATATGGAATATACAAATAGTTCTTTAGTAACTTATACTAAATTAAGTCCTAATCATTCAGGAGCAAGAACTCATACTATTGATAGAATTACTCCTCATTGCGTTGTTGGTCAATTATCAGCAAGCGGAATCGCAGGATGTTTTACTAACCCTGGTGTACAAGCTTCATGTAATTATGGAATCGGTACTGAGGGCGGGGTAGCTTTAATTGTAGAGGAAAAAAATCGCTCATGGTGTAGTTCTAGTAATGCAAATGACCAAAGAGCAGTAACTATTGAATGTGCTTGTGATAGCAGTCAACCATATACTTTCAATAGCACAGTTTACAATAAACTAGTAGAGTTATGTGTTGATATTTGTAGAAGAAATGGTAAAAATAAACTATTATGGATTAGCAATAAAGAAAAAGCATTAAATTACACCCCTGCTTCAAATGAAATGCTTTTAACCGTTCACCGCTGGTTTGCTAATAAGAGTTGTCCAGGAGACTGGATGTATTCAAGAATGGGAGAACTCGCAGAAAAAGTTACAAAAAAATTAAAAAAATCTACTGTTTCATCTTCAACGCCAAAACACACTGCATCTAACTCTACTTATCCAAAAGCACCTTTTGCTGTTCAAATCACAGGAGCTATGAAGTACTTTGACTCAAAAGGGAAAAATCGTAAGGAATTAGGAGAGATTAAAAAAGGTACTTATACTATTGTTGAAACAAGCGGAAAATGGGGTAAATTATTAAGTGGTGCAGGTTGGATTTATTTAAAAAATGCAAACTGTACAGTAGGTGACACAACCTCTACAACTTCCGCGAATAAACGATATAAAGTCCAAGTTACAACAAGTAATCTGAATATTCGAAAAGGTGCGGGAACATCTTATCCAGTAGTTGGACACATTACTGATAAAGGTACTTATACTATTGTTGAGACAAGCGGAAAATGGGGTAAATTATTAAGTGGTGCAGGTTGGATTTATTTAAGCTACACTAAAAAACTTTAAAAAATTTTTAAAATAAAGATAAGCGTTAGCTTATCTTTATTTTTTTGCTCTTTTTTTTGTTAAAGCACTTGAGTTTCTTAAAAAAATATATTATAATATTATTATAATAATAAACAATATAGCTCAAGAAGAGGAAAATAATAATGAATAAAATGATGTCACATTTTAAAACTATATTAACTCATAAATATTATGTATTTTTAAATTGTCAAAAAGCTGGATTGTTTTGGCAAGGAATTAAGCATGATATGTCAAAATTTTCTCCTACAGAATTTTTTGAATCAGTTAAATATTATACTGGAACAGATAGTCCAATAAATAAATGTAAAAAAGAAAACGGATATTCAAAAGCATGGTTGCACCATAAAGGCAGAAATCTGCATCATTATGAATATTGGATTGATAATGCGGATTGTGGAGGTAAACCAATTAAAATGCCATATAAATACGCATTAGAATTAGTTTGCGATTATATTGGTGCTGGAAAAGCCTATATGAAAGAGAATTTTAGCTATAATAATGAATATTCATGGTGGATGAAAAGAAAAGAAAATATTGCTATGCATCCAGATACTCTTTCTTTTGTTGACTTAATGTTAGCTACTATGGCTTTTGAAAATTCTAATGATTGTCTGAGAAAAGAAAGATCTCTTCAACTCTATGAAAAGTGTAATAAACAAAAGGAGTAAAAATGGAAAAAATTGAGATTTATACTGATGGAAGTTGTAGAAAGAATCCAGGTCCTGGCGGATTTGGAGTAATCTGTTTTAATGAAAACAAAATTATTCAAGTAATTAAAAAACAAAATTCTAATATTACAACTAACAATAGAGAAGAATTAAAAGCTATTTTAACAGCTTTTAAATTATCCCAAACTAAATATAAAAATAAAATTTGTATTATTTATTCTGATTCTGCGTATTGTGTAAACATATGCAACGATTGGATTCATGCATGGGCGAGGAACGGTTGGAAAAATAGTAAAAAGAAAGAAATTGAAAATATTGATTTAATAAAGGAATTATATAATTATATTAACATAGATTTTTTTAATTGTCAAGTTCGCAAGTGTAGAGGTCATGCAAATAACATTAAAAATGAACTTGCTGATGCTCTTGCTACTAATAATATTAAAAAATTTTCTAATCTGTTAAAAGATTATTATAGTTGATTTATTTTAAAAATTATATTATAATATATTAAGGAAAAGAAAAAAAGAAAAACGTATCTAATATGGATATTAAAGATGATAAGGAGAAAATATGGGCAATTTATATAATGAGAAGTCAATAGAATCATTAAGCCCGCGGGAGTTTACGCGACTTAGACCTGGAGTTTATTGTGGGTCGACAGAGTATTCAACTCAGCTATTGATTGAGATTGTATCTAATGCTATTGATGAGTTTCAAGCGGGAAATGGAAACATAATAAATGTAGATTATAAGGATGATGGCTCTTGTACAGTAGAAGATTTTGCTCAAGGCTTTCCAGTAAATATTATGAGAGAAGATGGGGAAAGCGTTTTGCAAGCTTCTTTTGATGTTTTAAATACTTCTGGTAAGTTTTCAGAAGATGGCGTTTATGAAGGTACAGCTTTGGGTTTGAACGGAATTGGTAGTAAATTAACAAATTTCTTAGCGTCTCAGCTAAAAGTACAAACCTTCAGAGACGGAAAGTTTGAGACAATTTGGTTCAAAGATGGTATTTTTGAAAAACGAGAACTTGGTAATCAAGGGGAACACCATACTGGAACTATTGTTTCTTGGAAGCCTGATAAGCAGTTTTTTAATCATGCGGAGATAGATGAAAAAAGAATAAAAGAATTATTTCACGTATTGGTCTGTTTATGTCCTGGATTAACAATCAATTTAACTCACAATGGAAAAGATGCTATTAAATATGTTTCAAAAAATGGTCTTGATGATTTAGTTTCAGATAAAGTTAAGAACACTGAAATCATTAACAATAGATTATATATTAAACATAGCAATGGTAAAAATAAAATTGATTTAGTATTAACATATACAAATAATTATTCAATGAATATGATTTCTTATGTTAATACAGGAGAGACAGATGCAGGACCGCATATTACACAGATTAAATCTTTAATTACTAGAGAATTTAATAAATTCTTTAGAGAAAAAAAATGGTTAAAGACTAAAGATGATAATTTAGAAGGCACTGCTATTCAAGAGGGGCTAATAGTAGCTTTTAATATTACAGCTCCAGGGGTATCTTATGACGCTCAGACTAAATCCAGAATTGTAAAACTTGATATGACACCTTTTACTGGCATTATTGCAGAAAGTGTCCAAGAGTGGCTTTTGTTAAATGAAAAAGAGATTAAGGTAATTTTTGATAAAGCAATCGCCGCGAAAAAGGCAAGTGAAGCCGCGAAAAAAGCAAGAGAACTTGCGAGAGAAAAAGAAAAGAAGAAGAAAGAAAAAGTTTTAAAATTTAACTCAAAACTTGCTGATTGTTATTCAAAGGACAGAATGAAGTGCGAAATATACGTGACTGAGGGTGATAGTGCTTCAGGTAATTTGAAAACAGCACGAAATAACGAGTTTCAGGCAGTTATGCCTGTAAGAGGAAAAATTTTAAATTGTCAAAAAGCTACCCTAACTCAAATTCAGAAAAATGCTGAAATTATGACAATGATTGATGCTTTTGGACTTAAAATTGATCCTAAAACTATGAAAGTAACTTACGATAAAGAAGATTTAAGATATGGTAAAATAATTATAATGTCAGATGCGGACGTCAGTAATACGGCGTATGAAAGACTTTTCGCTTAATCAAGCGGGTAAAAATTTTGGTCAAAACATATTTATGTGATCCATATGGTTCTCATATAAATATGAAAGAGAAAATTTTTGCTAACGGGGAATCCTAAGTCCTTGAGCAAGATATGGTAATCCCGTGGGAAACAAATATTTATTCATTCTCTTTCAAAAATAAAAATGAAGGAGAATTAAAGATGATAGGAATTTATAAAATAACAAATAAAACTAACAATAAAATATATATAGGTCAATCAAATAATATTCAAAGAAGATTTCAAGAGCATAAAATAGCTGGTGAAAAAAATAGAATTCCAGTAGATGTTGCTATACAGAAATATGGTGCAGATAATTTTGATTATGAAATTTTAGAAGAATGTTCTATAGATGACCTTAATGCTAGAGAAGAATATTGGATTAAAAAATTAAATGCCATTAAAAATGGATATAACTGTTCAGAAGGTGGAAATCAACAGTCCATTGGAAAAAATAACGGACGGGCTAAATTAACCGAAGAAGATGTTATTAACATACGAAAGGCATATAATAATCATCTTAAACAAAAAGATGTTTATGAAGATTATAAAGATAAAATTTCATTTAGCTATTTTCAAAATCTCTGGCAAGGAAAAGCTTGGTCGCATATAATGCCAGAAGTTTTTACCGAAGAAAATAAAAAATATTATATGTATGAGAATAGCAAAGGTGGAAATAGTGCTTCTGCTAAACTTTCTGATGAAGAAGTAATTTTGATTAGAAAGCGATATGTAGTAGAAAGTGCAAAACAGATTTATCAGGATTATAAGAAACGTATATCTTATCAATCGTTTAAACAAATCCTATGGAGAAGATATTATAAAAATCTAACAAAAAATAAAAAAAAAGAAAAAAAATGGATAAATATTTGAACCTGTATCGACTATTCCCTAAGCCTTCTGGGCAGGGAAGTAGAGCTACTATTGATACGTAGTCTAGTTCTAGGCAACGAAGCTAGTTAAATGTCGAAATGGTCTCCTTAATTTGTATTAATTGAGTAAGAGATAGTCAGTGCCGATGAAAACATGGGAACAACACGTGATGGTGCTCACATCAAAAATCTTTTCTATACATTTATATGGAACTTTTGTCCAGAACTTATAAAGGATGGATATGTTTATGCGGGAGTTCCACCTTTATACAAAATTACTATTGGAAAAGAATATAAATACTTAAAAAATGATGAAGAATTAGAGGCATTTAAAAAAGCCAATGCAGGAAAGAAGTATTTGGTTGGGCGTATGAAGGGATTAGGTGAAATGTCAGTAGACGAGACAGAAGAAACTTTAACAGATCCTGAGAAAAGAATTATCAGACAAATTACAGTTGAAGATGTTAGTGCAACTTCAATTCTTTTTGAACAGTTAATGGGAAATGGGGTAACTGCAAGAAAAGCGTATATTAAAGAACATTCGCAGGAGGCAACATATAATGCTGAGTAATAATCCAATAAAGGTTATTATGAGAGTTCCATTTCCTGTCAGTAAGCCTGATAGGAAATGGAACTATTTATACAAAAGAAGCGGTAGAGAATGATGTACGAGAATTTGATAGCGAGGCTCCGCTTATGATGGTAAAAGATGAGATTGGTACTATTATTGGACATATTAAAAAATTCGAGTTATCTGATAATTATGAAGTAAACGCATATGAAATTTGTTACTTTTTCGGAACTTGTGAAGAAGGAAAATATTAAAGATAATATCGTTATAAATTTAGATTTTAGATTTCTTTCTTTTGATATAAGTGAGGTATAATATGATGAAAGATAAAATTATAGGGTATTGTTCAATATCTGCGGATAAAATTAGAGCAGATATTGAAAATAAAAGACCTTTTGAAAATAGTATAATAAGGTGTATCTCGCTACGAGATATAAATAGCTTTACAATGACAGAAAAGCCAAGCATTAACGACTTAATTGTCATTTACAAAGAGGGATTTATCTTAGAAGATATAAAAGAAAATAATAATTTATTTATTTTTACAAAATATACTCAAAGTGACAAAAAATAAATTATTTTATTGATTTTTATAGAAATGTGTGATATAATATATGAAAAATGATAGAAGGAGAAAGTTAAATGCAGAATGATATAAAGCAAGAACTTGGTACGAACTTTATAGAGTATGCAGTTGCAGTTAATACCGATAGAGCAATTCCTGATGCAAAGTCAGGTTTAAAACCTGTTGCAAAGAGAATCTTATGGTCAGCTTTTGAAGAGGGAAGAACTTTTTCTAAACCTCATATTAAAAGTGCTAGAATAGTAGGAGACGTCATGGGTAAATATCATCCGCACGGAGATAGTTCAATCTACGGTGCTTTAGTCCGTCTCTCTCAAAACTGGGTATTGCGATACCCTCTTATTGACTGGCATGGTAATAACGGAAATATTGCAGGAGATGGACCTGCTGCATCTCGTTATACAGAAGCAAGATTAAGTAAAATTGCAGAAGATGGCTTATTATCTGGATTAAAAAAGAAAAATGTTGATTTTATTCAAAATTATGATGAAACTCTGGATGAACCAGTAACCTTACCAGCTATTTTTCCAAACTTACTGTGTAACCCAAATACTGGAATTGGAGTTGCCATCGCCTGTAACTGGCTTCCGCACAACCTTAAGGAAGTTGCACAAGCTATTTATGATTACATGGACGGAAAAAAGCCTCTTTTACCTGGACCGGATTTTCCAACAGGTGGAATTATAATAAATAGTAAAGATATTCCGCAGATTATGAAAACTGGACATGGTTCTGTTAAAGTCCGCGGAAAATATAAAATTGAAAAAAATAACATTGTCTTTTATGAAATTCCTTATGGAACTACTATTGAAGGGTTACTGACTGAAATAGGTGAGGTTTGTGATTCAAAAGAAATAGAAGGAATTTCTGAAATCCGCGACGAAACAAACAAAAAAGGAATTAGACTTGTAATCGAGTGTAAAAAAGATTCGAACTTAGATTCAATAGCAAAAAAGCTTTATTCTAAAACAAACCTTCAAACAAGCATATCATATAATCAAGTCGCCTTAGTTGATAAAGTACCAACTGAGCTAAATTTAGCTGACTGTTGTAAGATATATATAGAGCATAATATTGAATGTTTAAAAAAAGAATTGACTTTTGATTTAAAGAAAGCAAAAGATAGATTACATATTGTAGAAGGTCTTTTGATAGCTTTAGAGGACATTGATAATGTAATCTCTTTAATTAAAAAGTCAGAAAATTCAGAAGCTGCGAAAAATAAACTAATTGAAATTTATAAGCTGTCTGAAATTCAAACTAAATCCATTTTGGCAATGAGATTATCTAGTTTAGCTCGTTTGGAAAAAATAACTCTTGAAAACGAAAAGAAAGACTTGTTAATTAAAATTGCGGAATTGGAATTACATATTTCAAATAGAGAATTGCAGTTATCTGATATTAAAACTAAATTAGAATCACTAGTAAAAAAGTATGGTGATGACAGAAGAACTGAATTAATTCACATTGATATTAAGCCAGAAGAAAAAGAAGTTGCAGAAATTATTCCAGAAAATGTAGTTGTTATTGCGGCTCAAAATGGAGATATTAAAAGAGTTCCTTTAAAATCTTTTAAAGTTCAGAAGAAGAATGGAAAAGGAGTCAAAAGTGAAAATGACGCCATATTAGACGTTATATCTACTAATACTATTGATACTCTTATGATTTTTACATCTAAAGGTAAAATGTATAGACTTCTGGTGGATAATATACCAGTTGGAACTAATCTATCAAAAGGAATAAATATTGGCACTTTAATAAATATAGAAAAAGATGAAAAAGTTATTGCTATTACTTCTTTGCATAGAAAAACAAAAGCAAAATATGTTATTTTCATAACTAAGCAAGGTTTAATTAAGAAAACTTCTTTAGAGGAATATACAAAAGTAAAAAGAAGTACAGGTATTGCCGCGATAAATTTAAAAAATAATGATTCTTTAGCTAACGTAACTTTCATAGAAAAAGAAGAAATGATAGTTATAACAAAGAATGGTATGGCTATCCATTTTCCTACAGATGAAATCAACCCTATTGGACGAGTTACCGCGGGCGTTAAAGCTATTAAGCTAGATGAAAATGATGAAGTTATTGCGGGATTACCAATTAATAAGAAGGATGATTGTTTAGCTATTGTTACAACAAGAGGTCTAGGAAAGAAAATATCTTTAGAGGAATTGCCACTTCAGCAAAGAGCGGGAAAGGGAGTTATCATTTATAAAACTACGGATACTTCTGGAGTGATTGTTGGCGGAGGTATGGTCGATGATTCAGATAACTTGTTAATTGTAGGAAAGCCAAAATCAATATGTATATCTACAAAAGATATTCCTAAGTTAAGCCGCACAAGCATAGGAAATATTATGTTAAAAAATAGTTTGATTTCTTCTATTGTTAAGTTATAAAACTTAACAATAGAAGAGTAAAGGAGGTTTATATTGGTTTTTAGTAAGGAAAAAATTGAATCTTTATATCCAGGGGCAGGAGAATTGATGATTGAGCCTATGCTAATTCATTCTTCTACAAAAGAACAACTAAAAAGAGCTTGTTCAAGTGGAGAATATTTTGGTCAGCTTAAAAAGGATGGAGCTTTCTATCAGTTTGTTAAAAATGAAAATTGTTATTTATTTGGGCGGACAGTAAGTAAGAAGACTGGACTTCTGACAGAGAAGCATGATAATGTCCCTCATATAGTTAATGCTTTAGAGTGTTTGCCAGACAAGACTGTTTTAATTGGAGAAATTTATTATCCAGGAGGAAGTTCTAAAAATGTTACCCCCATTATGGGAAGTTTGGCTGGTAAAGCAATAGAAAGACAAAATGGTTCGTATGGATTGATTCATTATTATATCCATGATATTTTAATATATAATGGCTATAACTTATTAAATACTGGCAGTTTAGTTAGATATAATATATTAAAAGAAGTTTGGAAAAAATATAATTTAAAAAAATATAATTTTCTTGAGCTTGCGGAAGCATGGGAAGATAATTTATATGAAAGAGTTGGAAGTGCCTTATCCGTAGGTGAAGAGGGAATGGTTTTAAAAAAGAAAAATGGGATATATCAGCCTGGAAAACGCCCAGATAGTAATTTAAAAGCGAAAAAGGTAGATTTTATAGATGCTATTATTATAGGGTTTGAAGAGCCTACAAAGGAATATTATGGAAAAGAGTTAGATTCTTGGGGCTTTTGTATTAATAAAAATGGTATTAGGATGCAAGGGACTTATAAAGAACTTCTTAAGATGGGAAAAGAAATAATTCCAGTGACAAAACCTTATTATTATAATTGGCATAATGCCAGAATAAAAATAGGGGCATATGATGATAAGGGAACTATTATTGATATAGGTACTATTCATTCTGGAATTTCTGATGAATTAAAAGAAGATATGTCTAAGAATCCGAAAAATTATCTTAATCATGTAGTAAAAATACAATGTATGGAGTTAGATTCTAAAGAAAAGACAATTAGACATGGATTTTGGAAAGGCTTAAGAGAAGATAAAGATGCAAAAGACTGCACAGTAAGTAGCATTTTTTGATTTTTTAAAAAATTTTTGGTATAATATAAATATGAAAAATAAAGAAATAAAAGATTTAGCACTTAAAATAGTGAAGATGGAACAAGAACTTTCTAAGGGTAAAAATGTTCAAGAAAATATGAAGGAAATTCAAGAAATATCGAAAACGTTATCTTTAGAAGATATGTTTATGATAGATGATTATATAACCAAAAATAAATTATTGACAAATTAAAAAATTTTTGGTATAATATTTATATAAAATATAAGATGAAATCATCTAATAATAAAAATAAAATATACTATGTTTTAAAATTAAAGGAGAAAGAAAAAATGGCAGCATTAAAAGAAAATTCAAGAAAAGTATTTGATTATGTAAAGAGTGTAGATGGACAGAATGTAACAGCGGCAGATATTGCAGAAGCAACTGGTCTCGAAGTAAGAAGTGTAAATGGTATTGTAACTTCTGCTTTTCAGAGAAAAGGTTTAATGGAAAGAGTTCCGTCAGAGATTGAGCTTGAAGATGGCACTCATAAAGCAGTTAAATTTATTCGCTTGACCGACGAAGGTCGTACTTTCGATCCAGACGTAACAGAACAGGCTGAGTAATCATAAATTTTAAAAGGGTTAAGCTAATTATTAGTTTAACCCATTCTTTTTATTTAAGGAGGCTACCGATATTGTTTATATAATATTTTTTTTATTTATTATTATTATTATTTTTTTATTTTATGGAATATATTTAGCAATAAAATCAAAAAATACTATTATATATAATAATAGAAAGGAAGAGAAAGAAAAAGAAGCCTTATTAAAAGAATTAAATTCTTTAGCTTTTCAAAAACGTAATTTGATAATGCAAATCAAAGGCAGGCAAAGAGAATTATCTTTACTTACAGAGCAACAATCTGATGCTTTTAAATCTTTCTGTCAAAAGAAAGATGATATATTAGACCAATTAAATGATTTTAAAGAGAGTCAACTAAAAGAATATAACAGCTATAAAGATAAAATTAAATATGCAAAAGAACAATATGTTTTAGAATTAGAAAAAGCATATGAAGATATAGAATTAAAATATGACTTATATAAAGCTAAGACTGATAAAGAGAAAAAGGAAATTGATGAATCTTTACATAAAATAAAAGAATCACTGAGTGCGGGCGTACAGGCTCAACTCCGCGAAAGAGAAAAAGAAGAAGAAATTAACTTTTACAAATTAACTATTACAGATAATGAATTATCAGATATCATGGCATTAAATAAAATAAAAGTTTCTTTTCATCAACCTGTTGTTTTAAATAAAATTATTTGGTCAACTTATTTTCAAAAACAAACAACTGAAATGTGCAATAGGATATTAGGAACTACTACTAAATGCGGAATCTATAAAATTACAAATTTATTAACTAAACAATGCTATATTGGACAAAGCGTTAATATTCAAGATAGATTTAAGCAGCACGTTAAATGCGGATTGGGAATAGACGCTTCCGCAACAAATAAGTTATATAAAGCAATGCAACAAGATGGTGTTTGGAATTTTTCTTTTGAATTGATGGAAGAATGTTCAAGAACAGAATTAAACGAAAAAGAAAAATTTTGGATTCAAATGTATCAAAGTGATATTTATGGCTATAATAGCACTTCTGGAAATAAATAAAAGTAAAAATAAAGGAGTAATAGATGGGACAAATTATCATTAACGAAAGAACTACTAAAGATCCAATTACATTAATTGGAGAAATGTCTGGAGTTTGCTATAACGCTCCTATAGATAATAAAGAGAAAAATTACAAAAGAGGTATTCATAACTTAAAAAGTGGGCATGGGAGAACTTGGGAATTTCCCGATGTGTATTTAACTTTAGATGGATATTCTGCAAGAGTCATTAGAGAATGGTATACGCATATTGGCGGGATGCCTACAAGGGTTCAGGCTTCTACTAGATATATAGACTACGCTAAGAATAATTTTAAATACATTACCCCGCATAGTATTAAAAAAGAAAAAGGTGCTAGTTTATTGTGGGATGAATTAATGGCTATTATAAATGAAACGCTATTAACTTTAGAGCAAGTTTATAGTATCCCACATGAGGACACTGCGAATGGACTTCCGCTTGGAATGACTACTGTTGTTTCTTGTAAAATTAATTTAAGAACTTTAATAGATATGTCTCATCAAAGAATGTGTACTTGTGCCTATTGGGAATATCGTGAATTATTTAATGATTTAATTAAAGCTTTGAAACAATATTCTGAAGAATGGGAATATTTAGTTACAAATTATTTTTGTCCTAAATGTGAGTATCTTGGTTATTGTAACGAAGGCGAGAGAAGTTGCGGAAGAAAACCTCTTAAATAAAATATACTTATTTGAATTTTATTAAAATAAATGTTATAATTATTGTATAATAATAAAAGAGAAAGAAAGGTTATATAAAAAATTATGACAAAAAAAGAAAAATTTATAAATTTTATTCAATCAGAGATTTTTGAAAGAGAAGATATATATGTAGAACAATGCGGGGAAGATTGGGAAGATATTAAAAACTTTTGGAGCCAGTTTTTAAGTGATAAGAAAAGCTCTAGCAATAGTGAAATGACAGAGAATGGTTCAAAGATTTTAAAATATATGCAATCTAATGAAGATAAATATAATAACCTTTTTACTTCAAAAGAGATTGGAGAGGGGCTTTTTATGTCATCTCGTTCAGTTTCTGGTTCAATGAGAAAAATTATTGCAAATGGTTTTGTTGAAAAAGTTGGTAAAGATCCAGTAACTTATAGTTTAACTGATGAAGGAAGAAATAAACAGATAGATTAGTATAGATTGACAAAGTTTAAAATTTTTGATATAATTATTATATAAAGATTTTGAATAAAAAAATAAAAATAAAAGTAGGAGAAAATAGATGAAAAAAGCAATTAATACAGAACATATCGAGGGCAGAGTATATGAGCATGAATTGACAATTAAAACAGTTCAAAATCAGCAGTCAAGTAATTATGGAAAAGAATTCATTTCAGGTACATTAAGTGTAGCTGTAGATGAAGAGGGTATGAATATTGTAGAAGTACATTTTACATATGTGACAGAAACAACAAAAGCTGGCAAGAAAAATACTACTTATACAGCCCTGAAGAAAATTATTGATGAAGGTAAAGCATGGATTACAGATGGAAAAGATGAAGCAACAAAAGTAAAAATTGATACTGCTCTTGCTTTAAATGATTTTTACGTTAATGAAGATACTTTAGTATCACAGAAGATTAATGAGGGTGGATTTGTTACTATTGTTAGTAATTTATGTAAAGAAAATGAAAGAAATACCTTTACAACAGATATGCTTATGACTTCTATGAATAGAGTGGAAGCAGATGCAGAAAAAGGTATTTTAAATGATTATTTAACAATTAGAGGAGCAATTTTTAATTTCAGAAATGATATTTTACCAGTAGAGTTTGTATTAAAAAACCCAGAAGGTATTAAGTACTTTGAAAACTTAGATTTTTCTTCTTCAGAGCCTTTATTTACAAAAGTATGGGGAAGAATTAACTGCAAAACTATTGTAGTAGAACAGAAAGAAGAATCAGCTTTTGGTGGGGAAGTAGCAGTAAAAAGCTATGAAAGAAAAACAAAAGAGTGGGAGATCATTGGAGTATCTCTTGTGCCATATGATTTTGGAGATGAGAATGTTTTAACTGCGGAAGAAGTTACTCAGGCTATGCAGAATAGAGAGATTCATCTTGCTGAGGTCAAGAAAAGAAGAGAAGAGTATTTGGCTCAGAAAGCTGCTAATAACAATTCTTCTTCTCCTAAAGCCTCAACTGTTTCAGTAAACAGCGGCGGTTTTAAATTTTAATAAATTGGGAGCTTAGCTCCCAATTTAATTTAATTTAATGAGAAATAAATAAATAAATAAAGAAAGTTAGAGGAAAGATAATTATGGGAATTGATTTACTTAATATTAAACCACATCAAGTATCAAGAGATTTAAGAGGATATAGTGTATTCTTCTATGGAGAGCCTAAGAGTAAATAACTGCTCTCTCTATAAGCAATTATAGAGCAAACATTGCAGAAAAAACGGAAAGAATCCTATTAGATTAGGAGAATCCGAAGGGAAGTTATTCTTTAAAAAGAATAACACACGCAACGCATAGTTTTTGAAACTAATATTTATGAAAGGTATGTACACATATGGACATCCAAGAAATAATTAAATTATACAATGAAGGAAAATCTTTAAGCTTTATCGCAAATAAGTATGACACATATGGGGGAAAAATTAAATCTATTCTTATAAAGAATGGAATTAAAATACGGACAAGAGCAGAGCAAAATAGAATAATAAATCAAGAAAAAGGTCTTAAAGTTAATCATCATTATTTTGATAATATAGATTCTAATGAAAAAGCTTGGTTATTAGGTTTTTTAGCAGCAGATGGTAATGTTTCAAAAAACAGAAATCGTATTAAAATAGGATTAAGTTCAGTAGATAGACCTATATTAGAAAAAATTAAAATAATGATAGAAAGTGAAAGAGATATCTTAGATTATGAAACTAATAATGGTTTTAAAGTATCTGAATTATCTTGGAGTAGTAAAAATCATAAAAAACAATTAGCTAAGTATGGAATTGTTCCAAATAAAACTTATAAAAAAATGGAATTACCTATTTTTGATTTTAGTAAGCAATTAAGTTTTATTTTAGGATATTTCGATGGAAATGGCTGTTTTAAAGATAATGGTACTACATGTTGCCTTGAAATTTGTTCTTATCGACCAGAATTATTAAAAGATTTTGCTCGAATTTTAAGTTTCCTCTGTAGTAATAATAAAGAAGTATATAAAGATAAAAGTAGAAAAAATTATTATACATTAACTTATTCTACTAAAGATGCTAAAAAAATCCTTGATGAAATGTATAGTCTTAATGATATTTTCTTGCTAAGGAAATATTACAAATATAAAAAATGGTTACAAAGAAACAATATCAGTAGTATTGTTTCTAATAAATATTAGAATATAATAAAACCACGAGTCTGCAACTTCCAAATAAAAGAATGGAAGAGAAGCTATGCTAAACTGGGTTGGAATTAACCAACTGATGAAAATGAGAGAAATCTCCAGAGTGTAAGATAAAAAACTTACAGTTAATAACTATTGGGTAAAACGACAATCGCAACCAAATTTCCACGCCACTTGTTGCTGGCTTTTGAGAAAGGATACAACGCGATTCCTGGAGCAATGGCTCAGCCAATTAATACTTGGGCGGAATTTAGAAAAGTGCTGAGACAATTAAAAGATGAAAAAGTAAAAGAACAGTTTGAAACGATTATTCTGGATACAGCAGATATCGCATATGACTTGTGTGAAAAGTATATTTGTGCCAATGCAAAAAGACCAGATGGCGGCTTTGGGGTGGATTCTGTTAGTGATATTCCTTTTGGGAAAGGGTATACTCTAGTCGCCAAAGAATATGATGAATGTTTACGTTCTATTATTCAAATGGATTACGGTTTAGTTTTAATTAGTCACTCAGTAGATAAAACTTTTAAAGATGAGCAAGGTCAAGAGTATAATCAGATCGTTCCTACCTTAGGAAATAAACCTAGAGCGATTGTATCTCGAATGTGCGATATTATAGGCTACTCTCGTAGTATTCAAGATAAAGAAGGTAAAACTTCAACTAAATTATTTATGCGTGGAACGCCAAGATATATTGCAGGCTCTCGTTTTAAATATACTCCAGATTACATTGATTTTAATTATCAAAGCTTAGTTGATGCTATTGGCATGGCTATTGATAAACAAATGGAAGAAGATGGAAGTGAGTATTTTACAGACGAAAGATCAAACTTATATAAAGACACAAGAGCGGAATTAGATTTTGATGAATTATTGAATAGTTTCAATACTATTGTAAATGATTTAATCATGCAAAAATCTAATGAGGAATTTAAAGAATATTGGCAGCCTAGAATCGTTCAAATTACAGATAGATATTTAGGAAAAGGTATGAAAGTTAGTCAATGTTCAAGAGATCAAGTTGAGGCTTTAGATTTAATTGTTACTGACTTGAAAGAATTAGTAAAAAGTGTGGATTAGTCCACACTTTTTTGATATTTATTAAAAAATATGTTATAATATAATAAAAGAATTAAGGAGTTTTAAATGGCTCATTTAGTAACGTGCGTTTATTGTAAAAAACGTTTTGATAGAGACAAAATAGACACAACTCAAATTTCCGCAAGGAGATATGCACATAAAGAATGTGCGGAAAAGAATCAAAAAGAAAAAAGCCAGGAAGAGCAAGACTTAGAAAAATTAGAGCAATATATTATGAAACTATTTGATGAACCTTATATTAATGCTAGAATTAAAAAACAAATTAAAGATTATAAAGCTATGTATAATTATACTTATAGTGGAATGTTAAAATCTTTGATTTGGTTTTATGAAATTAAAGGAAATTCAATAGAAAAAGCGAATGGCGGAATTGGTATTATCCCTTTTATATACAAGGATGCTTTACAATATTATTATAGCTTGTATTTAGCGAAATTATCAAATGAAAATAAGAATATTGAAGAATATAAACCTAAAATAAAATATATAGAAATCACCCCCCCCTCTGCGATTCGAAAAATGAAAAGGCTATTTAATTTAGACAGTAAGGAGGAAGAATGAAGTGGGAAAATATGTAGACATTCCATCTATTATTCAAGTTATTGGAGGGATTTATTTAAACCCTAATTTACTAGATGAAGATGGAAAATATTTTTTTAATGAAGAGGATTTTACAGAAGAATTTCATAAAATTCTTTTTGGGTCTATATATAATTTACATGAATTAGGTGCTAAAGAAATTTCTATCAATGCGATAGAAGATTATTTAGAGCAAAGACCAAAAAGTTATGCAGTTTATAAAGCTAATAAGGGACAAGAATATCTTCAAAAATTAAGTAAATCAGTACAATTAGCTGCTTTTGATTTTTATTATAGCAGGATGAAAAAGATGACTTTGCTAAGAATGTATCAAAATATAGGAATGGATTTATCATGGTTATATGATATAGACAATATCATGGATGTTAAGAAGAAGCAGGCTCAAGAGGATTGGTTAGATAATTCATCTATTGAAGATATTGCAGAGATCATTGACAAAAAAATTACTGATATAAGATTAAAGTATGTAGATGATGCTTCTAATGGTGCGGAGCTGGCAGGTAATGGAGCATTAGAGCTACTCGAACGCTTAAAAGAGACACCTGAAGCAGGATATCCTCTATTCGGACCCTTGATAAATACTGTAACTAGAGGGGCTAGATTAAAGAAATTTTATTTGCGATCAGCCGCAACAGGAGTAGGAAAAACACGAGCGATGATTGCGGATGCATGTTCTATTGCGTGCGATGAAATTTATGATTCTAAAGAAGGAAAATGGATTCCAAATGGAACTAAAGAACCAACAATCTTTATTTCAACAGAGCAAGAAAAAGATGAAATTCAAACTATGATAATTGCTTTTTTATCTGACGTAGATGAAGAGCATATTATTTCTGGAGAGTATTATGCTGGAGAATGGGAGCGTGTTATTTACGCAGCAAATCTTTTAAAACAATGCCCTCTATATATAGAACAATTACCAGATTTTTCGCTAAAGGATATCGAGAATACTATTAAGCGTGGAGTTAGAGAGTATAATGTTAGGTATGTGTTTTTTGATTATATACATACAAGTATGAAAATTTTAAGTGAAGTCTCATCTAAAACTGGAGTGAGAGGGTTAAGAGAGGATAATATCCTTTTTATGATTTCAATTCGTTTAAAAGATATGTGTAATCAGTATGGCATTTTTATTATGACGGCAACTCAGTTAAATAGTAGTTATATAACAGCTCAACAGTATGATCAGAATCTGTTAAGAGGAGCTAAATCTATTGCGGATAAAATTGATTGTGGTATGATTATGCTTGAAGTTGATAATGATGATCGTACGGCTTTAGAAAATGTTTTAGCTCAAGGCGGGTTTGAAATACCTTTAATTAAAATTTCTGTTTATAAAAATCGTAGAGGTAGATATAAAGGAATTTTATTGTGGTGTAAGGCGAATAGAGGTACTTGTAAAATTATTCCTATGTTTGCAACTAATTACCAGTATGAGTTGATTCCTATTGAAGATTTAAAAATCACTGTTAAGCCAAAAGAAGAAAAAAAGGCTGATGTTAGTGCTTTTTAATTTAAAAAGAAAGAAAGGAATAAAGAGTCTTGTATAAGTATGATAAAGACGAATTAAAATTAAATCTTTCAATAGAGCAAGTTTTTGATCTGGTCGCGGAATTGGGTGGAGAGCCGCGAATGGAAAGTGGTTTTTTTATTTCTAAAACAATATGTCATAATCATGCTGGAGAAGGCTCTTATAAATTATATTATTATGACAATACTAAATTATTTAGATGCTATACTGATTGTGGGACTAGCTTTGATATATATGAACTTGTAAGAAAGATAAAAAATAATAGTAAGGACTTAAAAAGTTATTATAACAAAGAAGGAAAAGTTTGTTATAGAGAATGGGAACTTTTTGATGCTGTTGAATTTGTTGCAATATATTATGGATATTCACCAAAAACATTTGATTTTCAAAAGACTCAAGAGAAATTAAAAGATTGGGAAGTTCTTAATAATTATGAGCAAATAAACAAAGATGAACAAGAGCAAAGAGTAGAATTAAGAATTTTTGATAATAAAATTTTACAGTATTTACCTCGTCCGCGAATAATAACTTGGGAACAAGAGGGAATAAAAAAGGAGGTAATGGATCATAGGGGCATCGCCTATGATCCTAAAAACCAAGGTATAGTAATTCCGCATTATGATATAAATAATCAATTAGTTGGAATAAGAGAAAGAACTTTAATTAAAGAAGAAGAAAATTTTGGAAAATATCGACCAGCTATTCTAAATGGAGTTATGTATAACCACCCTCTAGGCTTTAACCTATATAATCTTAATAATAGTAAAGATAATATAAAAATAATTAAAAAAGTTATTGTTTATGAAGGAGAAAAATCTTGTCTTTTATATGCTAGCTATTTTGGAGAAGAAAATGACATTAGTGTAGCTTGTTGCGGAAGTTCATTAATTACTTATCAAGTTAAATTATTATTATCTTTAGGGGTAAAAGAAATTATTGTTGCTTTTGATAAACAGTTTATTACTATTGGTGATGATGAATGGAAGCGTTGGACAAAGAAATTAACAGATATTCATAATAAGTATGGTGCTTATACTCAAATATCTTTTATGTTTGATAGATGGGACCTATTGCAATATAAATCAAGCCCAATAGATGAAGGAAAAGATACTTTTATGGAACTATTTAAAAGGAGAATTATATTATGAGATATAAAGAACAAAAAAGAGACTTGTTTAGCACGGATAGTGATTATTACTTAGCACATTGCATTTCTGCGGATTTTGGGATGGGTAAGGGAATAGTTGTTGAATTTAATAAAAGGTTTGATATGAAAAATAAATTGAAACAATTATATCCTAATTATCTTCAAACTTGGACAAATGGAGATTGTCTTAAAGAAGGAAAAGTATTTAATCTTATTACTAAAGAAAGATACTATAGTAAACCAACTTTAGCAACTCTTAAAAATGCGTTAATTAAAATGAAAGAAATTTGTTTAAAAGAAAATATTACAAAAATTGCAATGCCTAAAATCGGATGTGGATTAGACCAATTAAATTGGAATGATGTTAAACGGTTATTATTTGAAACATTTGAAAATACAGATATTGAAATTTTTGTTTGTTATTTATAAGGAGAGTATTATGATTAAAATAATAAGAAAAGGAACAAGAAAAATTCAAGAATGTAAGGAATGTGGATGTTTATTTAGTTATGAAGAAGAAGATGTAAAAACAAAATCAGACTGTTTGGGCATCATGCTAGTTTATTATGAAAAATATATTAATTGTCCCCAATGTAAAAAAAATATTACTTTGGAGGAAATTAAATCTCCTCAATGTAAAAAAAATATTACTTTGGAGGAAATTAAATGAAATACCAGTTAATTAAACCTGTTAATTTAAAATATTCCGCGATAGAGCAAATTTTAACAAATCGTGGAATCAAACATGAAGATATTAAACATTATTTGAATACTACTGATAATGACATTTATTCGCCTTTAGAGTTAGGAGAAAAGGTATTAAAAGAAGGCGTTGCTGTACTTTTAAAAGCAATTTATAATAATACAAAAACTTTAATCATAGTAGATTCTGACTGTGATGGTTTTACCAGCAGTGCTGTTTTAATTAACTTTTTATATGACCATTTTCCGCGATATACTCTTTCAAAAGTAGAATGGTTAGTTCATAGCGGAAAACAACATGGATTAAAGGATTGTAAAGATATAATTCTTGAAAAAGACTATTCTTTAGTTATTTGCCCAGATTCTTCAAGTAACAATTTTGAAGAACATAAAATGTTAAACGAGAAAGGAATAGATGTTTTAGTTCTAGATCATCATAAAGCTGATCATATAAGTGAAAATGCTATTGTTATAAATAATCAATTAAGTGACTATCCAAATAAACAGCTATCTGGTGTTGGTATTGTATGGCAGTTTTGCAGATATATAGATTTAATTATGAAAACCAATTATGCCGAAGATTATGTAGATTTAGTTGCATTAGGTCTAATGGCAGATATGATGAGTATGACTTCTTTTGAGACTAGGCATTTAATTACAAAGGGATTTAAAAATGAAAATATCCAGAATCCTTTTATCGTATATATAGCAGATAGAAATAGTTATTCATTAGGAAAAAATATCACTCCTATGGGAGCTGCGTTTTACATTGCACCTTTTGTTAATGCTATTGCTAGAAGCGGTACTTTAGAAGAAAAACATATTGTTTTTAAATCAATGCTTAAATTTGAAGCTTCAAAAAAAATACCTTCTACAAAAAGGGGACATAAAGAAGGAGAAGAAGAGCCATTAGTGCTTCAAGCAATTAGAACTGCGGCGAATGTTAAAAATCGACAGACAAAAGCTCAAGATGTAGGAATGACACTCTTAGAAGATAAAATTGAAAAGAAGCATTTATTAGATCACAAAGTGCTATTGTTTTTACTTAAACCAGGGGAGATTAATTCTAATATAGCTGGATTAATCGCGAATAAGTTTATGTCAAAGTATCAAAGACCTTGTTGCATTTTAACTCAAGTTGAAGATGAAAATAAGATTTTTTATCAAGGTTCTGCGAGAGGATATGAGAAAGGTGGAGTTGCTAATTTTAAAAATTTGTGTGAATCCGCACCAGGGGTAGAGTTTGCAGAAGGACATCCAAACGCCTTTGGTTTGAGTTTATATCTAGGTCAAAAAGGCTATGATGAAGAAGTTTGGGGTGAATCTATACTTTTGTTTTTAGATTATACAGATGAAGTTCTTAAATTCATGTCGTCTGAACCAATTTATTTAGTAGATTATATTTATGAAGGAAATCAAGTTAAAGCAGAAAATATTCTTGATATAGCTTCATTAGATGATCTTTGGGGAAAAGATATGGAAGAACCTTTAGTTGCGGTTAAAGGTTTAACAATTACAAAAGACATGATAACTTTAATGTCACCAGATAAAAAACCTACTTTAAAAATAACTTTACCAAATAATATTTCTTTAATTAAATTCAATTCTTCTCAAGAGGAATACGAAAAATTATTTTCAGAGGATGGATATGTAGCTATTGATTTGGTAGGTAAATGTAATAAGAATGAATGGCAAGGATATGTAAATCCTCAAATTTTTATTGAAGATTATGAAATTGTTGATTCTAGTCAATATTACTTTTAACTACCGGGCAGTTTACGCCCGATTCTGAGAACTGAAAGTGGTTTTGGATTTTTCAGACCAAAAATTATTTTTTGATTTTTCTTTAAAAAAATGTTATAATATAAGTAAAAGCATATATTTATAAGATAAGGAAAGGTAAAATATGATTTTAACAAAGAAACAAGAAGAAGGATTACATATTGCAATAGAAAGATATAAGAATAAGGAAAAGTACACTGTCATTGGAGGTTACGCGGGAGTAGGCAAGAGTAGCTTAGTAAAATTTATAATTGAAGCTTTAGATATTGATATAAATAAAGTGTGTTATACTGCTTTTACTGGGAAAGCCGCAGAGGTTTTAAAGAAAAAAGGAAATCATAACGTTTGTACTTTACATAAACTTTTATATGACCATTTTCCAAAGCCAGAAGGCGGTTTCTTTAGAAAACCAAAAAAAGATATTCCATATTCAGTTGTAGTGGTTGATGAAATTTCCATGGCACCTAAGTCATTGATGGAATTACTAGCATCTCATAAATGTCATATTATTTGCTTAGGAGATCCGTTTCAGCTCCCACCAATTAACAAAGATGAAGATAATCATTTATTAGACCATCCGCATATATTCTTAGATGAAATTATGCGGCAGGCGGAAGATTCTGAAATTATTCAACTATCTATGAAAATTAGAAAAAGAGAACCAATTTCTTTATTTAATGGAAATAATGTTAAGGTCTTATCAAAAGAAACTTTAAATACAGGGATGCTTACTTGGGCGGATCAAATTTTGGTAGGAACAAATGCGACTCGTCAAAATATCAATAACCAGATGAGAGCTTTATTGGGGCGGGGATCACTCCCAGAAGATGGAGATAAAGTTATCTGTTTAAGAAATTATTGGGATGATATTAATGAAAATGGAGATTCATTAGTAAATGGAACTATTGGCTACTTAAAGAATCCTTTTGAAACTTTTTATACAGTTCCGCGATTTATAAAAACAGATAAACGTAAATTAGAGATGATTAGCTCAGATTTTATTATTGATAAAAATACTTCATTTAATTATGTTCTTGTAGATAAACAACTAATTTTAAATGGAGAAAGATGCTGTGATTGGAAAGTAGCTTATCAATTAGGGAAATTAAAAGATAAAATCGGAGATGTAGTTCCTAAAGAGTTTGCATATGCTTATGCTATTACGGGACATAAATCACAAGGTAGTGAATGGGATAAAGTCTTAGTTATTGAGGAAACTTTTCCTTTTGATAAGACAGAACATGCACGTTGGCTATATACTACAGTTACACGGGCAAGCAAAAAATTAGTTTTAATAAGGAATGAATAAAATATGACAATAACTTATTATGATAAGTATGCAATTATCCCAAAAAGATGTAGTAAATGTAATAGACTCTTTCTTTTTGAAGGATATAATCTTTTCTATAGAGAGCTTGGTAGGGACTCTATAGAAATAATTAAATGTAAAAAATGCATTGACAACAATAAAAAAATATAATATAATAATTTTATAAATATTATAAAGAGCAAGTAGAATAAGTAAATGAAAGGAAAATAAAATGAGTAATCGTTTTGAAACTCATTCTCATACTGAGTATAGTAATCTTCGTTTATTAGATTGTATTAATAGACCAAAAGATTTAATTCAAAGAGCGATTGATTTAGGCTTATCTGGAATTGCTATTACAGACCATGATTGTCTATCTTCTCATATGGAAATAAATATATATGCTCAGGAATTAAAAGAGAAAAATCCTAACTTTAAAATTGCATTAGGGAATGAAATTTATTTATGTCCATCAAGAGATAAAGGACAAAAATATTTTCATTTTATTTTAATTGCTAAAAATAAAATTGGATATAGAGCATTAAAAGAATTATCTTCAAGAGCTTGGATGAATTCTTTTTTTGATAGAGGTATGGAAAGAGTAGTTACTTTATATGACGACTTAGCGGAAATTGTAAAAAAATATCCGAGTAGTCTAATTGCAACAACAGCATGTTTGGGCGGAGAATTAAGCACTTTAACTAAACAATTAATTTTAGCAGAGCAGATGAAAGATGCTGAATCTGCGGGAGAAGCTCATAATAGAATAGTTAATTTTATTTTATGGAACAAGTCTTTATTTGGACAAGATTTCTATATTGAGTGTGCTCCAGGACAAAGTAAAGATCAAGTAATGGTAAATAAGAGACTTTTATCTATTGCTAGATGTTTTAATATAAAAATGGTACTTGGCACAGATGCTCATTATTTAAAAAAAGAAGATAGATTTGTTCATAAATCTTACTTAAATTCTAAGGGTGGAGAACGAGAAGTTGATGAGTTTTATGAATATAGTTACTTGCAATCAGAAGAAGAGATAATTGAAAATTTAAAGCCTTCTGAGTTAAATTATGAAGAATTATGTAATAATTCTTTAGAAATTTATTCTAAAATTGAAAATTATAATTTAAAACATAAACAAACAATTCCAAAAGTTAAAGTTAGAGATTACCCTAAAGATAACTCTTTAAACATATCGGTGTAGAGTTTGGCGGTAGAGTCGTTATAGTTTCCGGTTCCCAAATGG